GGTGCTTTGGTTGGACTTTGATAAAACTGCTGAGATGATTAAGTTCCAACAGTCCTATGGTTATCTCTTTGATTCTATTGAGATTGTCTCTACGGAGAAAGACCCAAAGGAATATTCCACTGAGGAAATTAAAAACCTTTTGACATAAGGTATTTTATATGGTATAATTAATATATAATATAATAATAAATATAAATATGAATATAGATATAATAATAATAAAAATATTATTAAATAAAGATATATTTAATAAATATTTTAATGTAATAGATTTAAATTACTATAAAAATAATAACAAAGAACTTTACAAAGTCTTTGCTATCCTTCCAACACTTCACGAGAAAGCAACAGAGGATGCTTCTCTAGAAGATTTAATCTTGTTCTTCTTTACTCAATATCCACTTCTTAAACCTGAAGAGAAAGTTCTGTACGAGAACATCTTCAAGCAGGTCACAGAAGCAGAAGTAGATGCTGGTATGGCTATTGACTATCTGGAGAAACATCGGCAGCACGTCTTAGCCACTAACCTTGCTCTCAAGTGTCTGGATGTAACAAGAGGCAAGGGAAGCATTTCTGAGGTCATAGAGCTTCTAAACAACGAGCGCCCTATCGAGACTATCAACGAAGAATCTTTGTTCGTCTCAGACGATTTGGATGTGCTTGCTGATACTGTTTCAACTGACTCAGGGTTGCGCTGGAGACTTCAAACCCTAAACAATATGATTGGGCCGCTAAGGAAAGGTAACTTCGGGTTCATCTTCAAAAGACCGGAGACAGGCGGAACTACTCTGCTAGCATCTGAAGTTAGTTTCATGGCAGAGCAAGTAGATAATCCTATCGTATGGTTCAACAACGAAGAAGTAGGAAGCAAGGTAATGCTTCGGTGTTACCAAGCAGTATTTGGAATTACGCAACAAGAACTATTCACCAACCTTGATTACTACAAAGAAGAATACAACAGGCGCATTGCGGGACGAATTAAAATCTATGATGAAGCGTCAATCAAAAAGGCAACTGTTGAGAAAATCTGTGCAGAACTAAATCCGTCAGTTATTATCTTTGACCAAATTGACAAGATTGCTTGGTATGAATCTGAACGATATGACTTGAAGATGAAAGCTATCTATCAGTGGGCGCGTGAGTTAGCAAAAACATACGGGCCTACTATCGGAGTATGTCAAGCTGGTGGTACAGCAGAAGGTAAGAAGTATCTGACTATGAATGATGTTGACTCTTCACATACAGCGAAGCAGGGTGAGGCAGACTTCATGTTAGGTATTGGTAAGACCAACAACGATGGTGAAGAGTTTGTACGGTATCTTAGTGCCTGTAAGAATAAGCTAGACCCTGAGATTCCAGAACTTCGTCATGGTAAAATGTCAGTAATTATTCAACCCGATATTGCACGATATGAAGATGCAATGAAATGGAAATAGGAGAAACAAATGGCTAGATATTATGTAGAGTTTACAGTAAATGGTGAAGAAGATGGATATGAAGTTGAGGCTTCTTGTGCATCTAAAGCAGAGGCAATTGTTCTATCGGAAAGCACAGTAGCCATTGTTGTTACCTCTGTTTCCGTAGTCGGAGAGTGTGGGTCATAATGTATTACAATAGAGAGCTAAATGATTCCTTGTTTGGTTGTCTGATATTGGAATACTTTTACACCAACGAGCATACATTCCCTGAAGGATACACTCTAGGGGATTTTCATGAACGACTTATGAATTGGATTACATGAGACTTGTATTCGACTTTGAAACCACTGGCGCACAGAGGAATAAAGGTCATCCATTCGACTATGTAAATAAAGCCTGTAACATTGGATTTAGAGATATTGACACAAAGCAAGTATGGATATTTAGCCTAGAGTACGATGATGAACCTTACGGAGAGAACCTTAAGCAGATACAAGAACTGCTGGATAAGACGACACTTCTCATAGGGTTCAACATGAAGTTCGATATTCATTGGCTCAGACGGTACAATCTAAATCTGAGTCGGCTATGTCGTATCTTTGATTGTCAAGGTGCTTTCTTTATCAAGTCAGGACAGATGGTTAGATACCCATCTCTGAATGGGGTAGCAGAACACTTTGGCGCAGAGGCTAAACTAGATGTAGTAAAGGAAGAGTATTGGGACAAGGGTTTAGACACAGACCAAGTTCCGTACAGGCTACTCTGTGAGTACTTAGAGCAAGACTTGGTTGTAACAGAACAAGTATTCTTTGAGCTTCAGAAGTGGCTAGAGTCCAGTTCTTTTGAGACTAAGCGGGTAGTATCAGTAACAATGCAAGACCTCTTGGTGTTAGAAGATATGGAATGGAATGGCATGTTATTTAATCGAGATAAGAGTATTAGAAAAGGAGACGAACTTGAAACAACAATTGAAGGAATTGATAACCGCCTCAGAGAAATCTTTGGGCAGCCTTGGGCAAACATTAATAGTGGAGAGCATCTTTCTGCTTGCCTTTATGGTGGGACTGTTCTATTGGACGGTTACGAGTCTTACACTTTTGTTTACAAAGATGGACGAGAAGCAGAAAAACAAAGAAAAGTCAAAGTCCCGCACACTTGCAAACCTTTGTTTAGCCCACTGGAAGGAACTGCTCTTGCAAAAGAAGGCTTCTATTCAACAGACGTTGGTACGCTTAAAAAACTTGGTGAGAAAGCCAAGGGGGTGCAACGGGAAGTCATCGAGCTTCTAACCAATCGAAGTAAACTTGAGAAACGTAGAGGCACATACTTCCATGGTATTCCCAAGAAGGCAATTGAGTTTAATTGGGAAGATAATGTAGTACATGCCAATCTGAATCAATGTGTTGCCAGAACAGGCCGGCTTAGTTCCGATAAACCAAACCTGCAAAACATTGAGGAAGATGTGAAAGAAGTATTTATTACGAGGTTCTCCTATGGGTGAAATGGCAGAGTATTATTTGGAGCAAAGTCTATTTGGAGAAGATTGGGAATGGGCACACAACCCAATACCAAGACGAAGAACTACATGGACAACCAGAGAAGGTAAGATACTAGAAATTTCCAAAATGGAAACTTCCCATATTAAGAACTGCATTAATTTACTTCGTAAGAAACAAATTCCAGTACCCTCTGAGTTTTACCGTGTTCTAAAAGAAAGGGGGGAAGGGAATGCTCGCTAACTTCGACGCAGCACAACTAGAATGGAGAGCTTTTGCTCACCTTTCTGGAGATAAAACAGCTATCCGTGAGATTAACGAAGGTTTGGACTTCCACTCTGATAATCAGGAAAAGTTTAAACTTCCTTCTCGTCTGGTAGCTAAAGTCTTTCTATTTAGAAACATCTACTGTCCTTGGTGGTTGGCTGAACGGACCGCATATGCTTATTCGGTTGACAATGACTTTAAGGATGTGGGTGGTGTTAAGTTTTGGAGAGCTGCTATTGATGCTTTCTATGAAAAATACACAGGAGGTTATGAGTACCACAAGAAGCTCAAGAATGAGGCTACAACTACAGGGCAAATCATTAGTGAAACAGGCCGCATCCATCCTATTCAGCCCGTCCTCAGACGTGGGCAAATGGAATGGCCTGATAGTGACATAGCCAACTATCCTGTTCAGGGCTTCAGCGCCGACCTAATGGCCTTGGCGCGGGTGTCTGCGTGGAATAGACTGCGGGAATATCGAGAGAGAGGCGAAGTATTATTCGTTAATTCAGTACATGACTCGATAGTTCTTGACATAAATACAGATGAATGGTATAATATTTGTATAACTATGAAAAAGACGTTCAGAGATATTCCTGCGAACTTCGAGAAAATATACGGGAAGAAACTTTTGGTTCCTATGGATTCAGATGCAAAGGTAGGAGTCAATTGGTTGTGGCAACATAAAATACAAATACAAGAAAAGGATTTACATTAATGGCATTAACTATTAGAAAGTTTTTAGCTTTTCCGTTTGCTTTAGTGGGGGCGTTACTTTTGGTAATCTCTCTACCCATTCGACATAGTTTAGAAGATGCAACAAAGATTGTTGAAGGTTTTTCGGAAGTGCTTGACAAAGTAAAGGGAAGTAAATAATGGCTACAGTTTTAGGTACGGTCATATCAGTTAGTCTAGAAACAGAAGTAAAGAAGCAAGGTGGTGGTAGTTACAAAGGTTGGGAACTTGTGTATCGTAGCGACAATAATGAAGTACGCACTATCGCAAAGCCGGTACAGGGTCTTCGATTTAATGCTGCATTGAAGAATTCTTTGAGTTCTCTTAATGCTGGAGACCAGTTCACTCTGACTCAAGAGAAGAATGCACAAGGCTTCAACGATGTAAAGTCTATCACAAAGGGTTGGGATGCAGCAGCGGGAGACCCCGTAGCAACGCAAGCACCACCCACAGTGGCAGCAGCACAGAAGCAAGCAGCACCTAGCAATACGTACACTCAGCGGGATTATGAGACTAAGGAAGAACGAGAAAAGAAACAGAAGTTTATTATCCGTCAGTCCAGTATCTCTAATGCTATTGAGTTACTTTCGGTTGGTGCGAAGGCAGCCCCAAAGAAAGAGGAAGTGCTAGAACTGGCTCAAGAGTTTGTAAACTTTGTGTATGAAGGTACACCGCAAGAAGTAGCACTACAAGCAGTAGCAGACATTGAGGACGACATTCCTTACTAAGTTACAAGCTTGTAATCCATAATAATAAGAAAAGAGAATAATAAATGAAATCACTTCTAATTGCTATTTTGGCAACTCTCACATTCTCAGCGTTCGCTGCTGATAATGACATTAAACTGGCAGTACCTAACGACAACAATGGTCACATTGTCCTGACTCTAGAACCATGTGATGTTAAGTTCCAAGGCCCTGTTCCAGACACTCTCTACCGTGCATACGCAACTCAGGATGAGAATACCCCACGTCAAGTAATCTATGAAGGTTGCTGGTCTGCTGGTATCCCACCCGCAAATGAAGAAGCTCAAGGTGCTATTCCTATTGTGAATATCTACACTGATGATGGTCGAGTGTACTCCCAACCCCTGAAGGATTTTAAGAAGTACAAGCCAGCTAATCAAGTAGACATTTAATAGATGAAAGCCCTCGTAGATGCGGATATTCTACTTTATCGGGTAGGGTATACGACTCAGGAAGAACCAGAGGGAATTGCTCAGTATAGGATGGAAGAACTTGTCAATCGGATATTGGAAAGTGTAGAGGCAACAAGCTATGCTTTCTATTTATCTGATGGGCGAACTTCCACCTTCCGAGCAAAAATAAATCCAGATTATAAGGCAAACAGAACTCAGCCTAAACCTATACACTACGACATGCTCAAGCGATATTTGATTGAGGCATGGAACGCAGAGGTACAGGTAGAACAAGAAGCTGATGATGCTCTAGGGATAGCTCAGTGGGCAGACTACTCATGGGGTTTATCTGAAGCATCAGAGTCAGACACAGACCCTGCGTGGGTTGCTGAGACTGTTATCTGCTCTATTGATAAGGATTTGTTACAGATTCCCGGACACCATTATAACTTTGTCAAGGAAGAACATAGATACATCACCCCTGAAGAGGGACTTATCTTCTTCTACCAACAATTGCTTATAGGTGACACAGCCGATAACATTAAAGGGGTTGCCGGTATAGGCCCCAAGAAAGCAGAGAAACTTCTAAGCGGGATGGAAGGTAAGCCCGAAGAAGAAATCTTTAAAGTTGTCCAAGACGCATATCGAGATTGGTTGCAGCTAGAATGGGCTGACCAGTACGAAGAGTGGGGAGACTTTGAAGAAAAGCAAATGAATAACATCATTCTCATGAATGGTCAATGTCTAAAAATAAGAACAATAAAGGACGAAGTATGGAATTTCAAGAAAACATTCAATTTAAAACCCGAAACAATACCGACGTTAGGGTAGACCACCTTACCACACACTCCATCACTGGAGCCTATCGCAACGGAGCAAACTGGATTGAGGCTGTATGGGACGAGTCCGGTAGCTTCATGTTAGACGGCTCTGACCACCCTCTAGACATTATCTTTGATAACTCCAAGATTAAAAATGCTCTTGGCAGGGCCTAATGTCTTGGACTGAAGGTCGACGCAAGGCATTTATAACATCTACCATTCGTAGCGGATTCAGAAGGTATCCAGAGAAGTTTGAAGTACTAAAGGAAGCAGCAGTCGGTAAAAAAATAAATAGCAAGTCCGGCAGAATGGCTCTCCATTATAAATGTGCCTCATGCTCTAAGAGCTTCCCAACTAAAGAAGTACAAGTAGACCATATCAATCCAGTGGTTGACCCCATTGTAGGATTTAAAGATTGGGATACATTCATTTCTAGGTTGTTCTGTTCTAAAGAGAACCTTCAAGTATTGTGTTTAGAATGCCATAAGAAGAAAACGAAGTCTGAAAAAGAGCAACGCGATAAGTCCTTAAAGAGCTTATCTAAAAAGGATAAAGAATGATTATAGTTCGTAATGTGCGTCAGTTAGAGGATGGAACCTACCAACTCACTTGGAATTTAGCACCTGACCAAATTGAGTTTCTATTAACTTTTGCTATCAATCATCTGTTAGCTGAAGGTTTAGTGAGTATCGAAGACCAAGCACCGGAGAGTCCTGAAGAAGCTAAGAAGCAACGAGAGCTTGACTTTCTCAATGATTTAGATGAAGAGGATTTACACCAAGCATGAGTAAGAATGACGTAACTGGCGATGAAATTAAATCAAAAGTTCCTTCTAAAGAGTTCCTAGATAACTATGACCGCATCTTCCGTAATCGAATAGATACTATCGGACAGAACGGTAACGAAGGACTCCACTACGATGCTCTATGTAATATCTGCGGGAAGGAACTAGAAAAGGTCACAGAATGTGCATGGACTTCATGCCCAAAGTGGCTAAGGGAAACTAAATGAAAATACTTCTGCTGGACATTGAAACAGCACCAAGCCTTGCATACATTTGGGGAATCTGGCAAGAGAACATCCCACTTGAGAGGTTGTTAGAATCTGGATATATCTTGTGTTGGGCTGCTAAATGGTTAGGTGAGGATGAAATCTTTTTCGATTCCGTCCAAACAAAGAGTCAGAAGGGTATGCTGAGAACCATCTATAAACTGCTCGATGAAGCTGATGCAGTTATGCACTACAATGGGAAGAAGTTTGACATTCCTACTCTTAATAGAGAATTTGTAGAGGTTGGTTGGACTCCACCTTCTCCCTATAAACAGATAGACTTGTTGGAAACAGTTAGAGGTAACTTTAAACTACCGTCATACAAGTTAGAGTATGTGGCTAAATTCTTCGGGATTGGTGAAAAGTTTAAGCACAGTGGTTTCTCTGTGTGGGATGGTTGCATTAGGGGTGATAAAGCATCTTGGGAAGAAATGTCAAAGTATAACAAGATTGACACTACACTTCTAGAAGCTCTTTACTTTAAACTCCAACCTTGGATTAAACGTCATCCCAACTATTCTCTGTACTCAGATGATAGGATGGTATGTCCTAACTGCGGTGGTCATCACTTGGTTAAACGTGGTACACATAAGACACTACATAGTATCTTCCAAAGATACAAATGTAAGGGTTGTGGTAAATGGTGTCACGATAACAAGCGACTCAACGCTCAAGAGTTTAAGACTGTGGGTATAGAATGACACAAGTAGAAAAACAACTGGCTATTACCAAGCTGGTAAAGAGAATGGTACAACTCACACAGGAACTGGAGTTAGCCTCTATGGATATGAAGGCATATGCTGTGCCTCTATCCAAGGGGCAGTTTCCTTCCTCTTGGGCAAAAGAAGTAAATAGAGCCTTCGAATCCTATGCTACTGAAGCACGTCGGATTGCAGAAGCCTATGCTGAATTGTTCAAAGAGGATATAGAAGCTCCAGAAGAACCTAAACAAGAGATTAAGAAAAGGAAAAGGAAGTGATATGGATAATAGGAATATTGGGAGTAGTGATTCTGCTGTTACTGAGCAAGCCACGGAAGAAATCAATCCTGCAAAGAAAACCCCCTTACAAATCCGGCAAGCGACGCTAGACCAAGCTAAGGAATATACTTCTAAAGACCGCAACAGTGCATATGGTGAACCAGAAGATAACTTTCGTAACATTGCTACTTTATGGGATGCTTACCTATTTGCTAAATATCCGGGGTCTAAGCGGTTTCTCTTTGCTCCAGAAGATGTAGCAATTATGAACATTCTTCTGAAGGTGGCCCGACTTTCTACTAACCCTACCCATAAGGATAGCTGGATTGACACGGCTGGTTATGCCGCCTGTGGTGCTGGCATTGCCTTAAAAGGACTAGATTAAATGAACAATGAGCCTTGGATTCAGACGTACACAGGAAAAAAGTTTTATTTCTTAAACCCAACTCCTGACATGATTGATGTAGAAGACATTGCCCACGCTCTCTCTATGCAGGTACGGTTCGGTGGACACATTAACAAGTTCTACTCTGTGGCAGAACATTCTGTTTATGTGAGTGAGCTAGTTGGTAAATCTGATAAGATGGGAGCATTGTTTCATGACGCAAGTGAGGCGTATATCGCTGACATTGTGAGTCCTCTGAAAGAACATCTTCGGAATTATAGAGAGATTGAGGATAAGTTGATGTGGGCTATTTCTAAGAAGTTTGGGTTTGAGTATCCTTTCCATCCAGACATTCACGATGCAGACCACGCTCAACTGAAGACTGAAGCTAAGGCTCTATTGAATCACTTTCCTACATGGTTAGCTGATTACCCAACAACCCGTGCTGGTGGAGTTCAACCTTATGGGTTGGCTCCTGAGAAAGCTAAAGCATTATTCTTAGGAACTTATATGTTCCTTACTACTGGAGATATGAAATATGCGTGAAATGAAAATTCGTAAAACAAAAAATGAACGATATATTGTTTCTATTTTTGAAGAAAATGAATGGGAGAGTGAAGAGTATGCTTTCACAAGTATTTGGGAAGCTACTTTATTTATTCAGAATATATACGACCCTCCAGTACCACGAGCACAGGAACAGACAGATGATAACCCTTTCTAATATAGTATTCCCTGCATGGGTTAAGTATGCAGCTATCGCCGGTTTGGTGGTAGCTGTCTGGGGACATGGCTATGTCAAGGGTCTTGACCGATACGTTCACAAAGCGGCTATTGCTGACACTAAGATAATTGTGAAGCAAGGAAAAGTCACTGAGAAGGTAGTCTATAAGTACATCAAAGAATCTAAGAAGATTGAAGAACAAGGAAAGGCTCTCCAGAAAGAAGGACAAAGCTATGAAATTAAATTCCCTAATGACAATTATGTTTTTAACAATTACTTTACATGGTTGTACGACGGTAGTATCTCGGACTCCGTTCCCCCACTATCCAGTGGAAATGCAGCCGACCCCTCCGGCGTGGGAGTGTCTGAAGCCATCCCTGTGTTCCTAAACAATAATACAGCAGGACGTATGTGGGAACAACGAGCCAAAGCTTGTGAGGCTTGGGCAGAAGAACAAGAAAAGTTACAAAATGGAAACTAGCAAATGACAATCACACTTGAGGAATTGAAAGAATTTATTTCTCATAACGTTGATGAAGTAGATGTACTGGAGCATCTGAATTTAACCTCAGAGGATTTGGTAAAAGCTTTTCATGATGTTATTGAGGATAAGTTCGAAAAATTGATTACCGACTTGGAACTAGAACAGGAACCTGATGACAACGCAGATTAATGACTATCAACGATATATTGCCGCCTCTCGTTATGCAAGGTGGCGAGAGGATGACAACCGACGAGAGACTTGGGAAGAAACGGTAGACCGCCTAATCAACTTCTGGAAAGGGCGGTTTCCAAACCTAGATGTATATGACGAGCTGAGGGATGCTGTAGTCAATATGGAAGTGATGCCTTCCATGCGAAGTTTGATGAGTGCTGGCCCTGCTCTAGAACGTGATGAAATTGCAGGATATAACTGTTCATTCGTTGCTGTGGATAACCCACGAGCATTCGATGAAATCATGTATATCCTAATGTGTGGAACGGGTGTAGGCTTCTCTGTAGAACGGCAAGAGATTGCACAACTACCTGTTGTAGCAGAAGAGTTCCACGATAGCGACACAGTGATTCGTGTTCGGGATAGTCGTCTTGGGTGGGCTTCTGCCTTACGTGAACTTATCTCAATGCTCTACTCAGGAAGGATACCAAAGTATGACGTTTCTGCTATACGCCCTCACGGTAGCCGGTTGCGTACTTTTGGCGGCAGGGCTTCAGGTCCGGAACCCTTGGTGGATTTGTTTAACTTTGCCATTACTGTGTTTCGTCGCGCAGCAGGGCGTAAGCTTAATTCTGTAGAAGTCCATGACATTGTTTGCAAGATTGCTGATATTGTTGTTGTTGGTGGTGTTCGCCGTAGTGCGCTCATTTCACTATCTAATCTAACAGACGAACGGATGCGTAATGCTAAGAACGGACAATGGTGGGAAGATAACGGACAACGTGCTTTAGCTAACAACTCTGTAGCTTACACTGAGAAACCTGACATTGGTATCTTCATGCGTGAATGGCATTCTCTGTACGAAAGCAAGAGTGGAGAACGTGGCATCTTTAATCGAGTAGCTGCTGTGAAGCAAGCTAAGAAGTTTGGACGTAGAGATTATGAAGGATATGATTATGGAACTAATCCTTGTGGCGAGATTATATTACGCTCGATGGGGTTATGTAATTTGTCTGAAGTTGTTGTACGTAGTGACGATACTTTTGATTCACTTCGGCGCAAAGTTAGGCTTGCTACCATCCTTGGAACACTCCAAAGTACGCTCACTAATTTCCGCTACCTTCGCTCAGGATGGAAAAAGAATGCCGAAGAAGAACGCCTGTTAGGTGTAAGTCTTACTGGTATTATGGATAACAAATTTTTAAGTCATTCTGAAGAGTTCAAAGATGGTGCTCTAAGTTTGGCAGGAGCATTGGAAATATTAAGAGATGAAGCAATTGCTGTCAACAAGGAATGGGCTGGTAGACTTGGGGTGTCTCCTTCTGTGGCTATTACTACTGTCAAACCAAGCGGTACTGTCTCGCAGTTGGTGGATAGCTCTAGTGGGATTCATCCTAGGTATTCGCCTTATTATATACGAACGGTACGTGCCGATAACAAAGACCCATTGGCTCAATTTCTTAAAGACCAAGGTGTTCCGAATGAACCGGACGTTACCAAACCAGAACGAGTAACTGTTTTTAGTTTCCCAATGAAAGCTCCTGAAGGTGCTGTACTTCGGAACGACATGACAGCTATTCAGCAGTTAGAGCATTATCTGATTTATCAGAAGCACTGGTGTGAACACAACCCTTCAATTACTGTATATGTGAGAGAACATGAATGGCTGGAAGTTGGCGCTTGGGTGTATAAACATTTTGATGAGTTGGGTGGTGTTTCTTTTCTACCGCATTCCGACCATTCTTATAAGCAAGCTCCTTATCAGGAAATAGATGAGGCTACGTATAAGAAGTTATTAGCAGAAATGCCAGCAATTAAATGGGAAGAGTTTATAGAGGTAGAGGATACGCTGGAGAATACAAAAGAACTGGCGTGTGTTGCTGGTGTGTGTGAAATCTAAGAAAAGGAAAATAGAAAATGTTTACGAAGTTTTTGAAGTTTGTATCCTTCTTCGACAGTGTTGATTCTGTCATTGCTGACATTGAGAAGAAGATAAAGCGGTTAGAAAATGTAGAAGAAACTCATGCCCATCAAGCACGGGTTATTCGTGAGACTATCTTTGATTTGGAAGAGGAAGAAGGTTTCCATTCTGCTGAAGCTAAGCGTGCCTCTGCTGTAGCTAAGAAGTTTAAAGCTCTGGTGAACGCATGAGTAAAGTAGAAATCAGTCATGTGGAGAATGGATACATCATCACATACTCTAGGATGGATATGATTAATGGTAGGCTAGTTACGGTCATCACTATTCATCCTGACCTAGATGCTGTGATAGCCTATTTGAAACAAGAACGTATCTAAAGTTTTCGTGCGGGCGCACAAATGAGAAAAGCCCCATTGGATTTCGGTCCTTTGGGGCTTTCTTATTTCTGCTTGTTACAAGCTTGTAATCAACAGATTTCTATTTCAATTGTTTCACCATTCTGAGAGGCATGAACTAGCTGAGGGTATAGTTTATTAAATGCTACCTTGCTATTCGAAATCCAATCCTTACCCTTAGCTGTACCTACCAACAGACACCCTTCGGTGTTATCTGCATGGTTCCCTGTGTGAATCCTCACACCAGAGAAGTTAGGCACATCATGTAGTAAAGGCAGATACCGCTTAAATCTCGGAGAGTATGTAATGGTAATTTTATAAGTACCAGTAGGAATCGCAGTCCGAGCGTACACTTTAGACTCTCTAACTTTGTCCTCCAATGTATAGCACTCAAACGTTCCATTAACATACAGTTCTCCGATGGTAGAATCTTCTGTAAACTCTTTCCTAATCAGTTTTAGATTCATTCCTCTTTCTCTCACTCCTGTCTTTGATTTGCATTGCATACCAGACTACAGAGAACAGGGCCGCCAGTGGCGGAAGTAGTTTAGCTATCAGCGTGGCTACTAAAATACTGCCAGCGAGAACTTCCCCTACTACTTTAATAAAATCGTAATTCATTCAGCAACCCCTAGCTAATTTTCTCAACAAGCACACGAACGGAATATTGCATTGGTGTAGCACCAACAGATGCGTAGTTGCTAGTCACATAGCTAAGGCTAGAGCCTTGCTGTGCTTGAATAACAATACTTCCAGCAATATGACTGCCTAATTGGTTAGTGGTAGATGTATTAAACATTAAATCACCGACAGCAACCCCAGTAGAAGCTTCTGTATAATTAATGGTGACAGATGGAACCACACAAGAGGTAGTAGCTGCTTGAGTTACAACAACAAACGCAGAAACACGATACAGAGCACTTGAAGTTACTTCATAAAAATTCTGTGCATTTACATTAGCTGTTTGTGCAAGCCGAGCGTCTTCTGCCACATACTTAGGAAGAAGGGCATCAACATAATCTTTAGTAACTAGAGACTTTGCATTTGCAGGAGTATACGAAGTACCAGCCAATAGGTCAGTAGCAGAGATAGTAAAGCGAAGGTCCCCAAGGTTAATGCCGGTATAGAACCGATGCATAGATAGGGAGTCAGCCGCGATAACTGCATTATAACCCACACCACCTGCTGCTGTACTATCCCAAGAAAGAGTTAGGTTGCCACTAGCACTCGTAGCAAAGCTCCAATCATTTGCAGAAGGGTCACCAAGAACAAGTTCACTGGTAGTCGCACCCTTAATATTTACAGGGCTGCTGGTAAACACATGCGCACCAGACCAAGTATAAGCAGCGGCTTGGTTAATAGCTGGAGCCGCATCTGAACGCATGAATGTAGAGGCCACACCATTAATTACAGCAGGGCCGGCCAAAGCTGTTGGGTTTGCACCACCAGCCCCGAACTCACCAGTGTCATGCCAATTAGCTAGAGTAGAAGCAGGGTCAGCAGTTAAGTAAAATACATGGGGTGGGGTGAAATCTGTACGAATACAAACAGCGGGAGCATTTACAGCAAGAGCCAACATAGCAGCTTGACTGGCAGCTTCACCAACCTCATGCTCTAATGGCGGCAATAGGTCTGCTGGAATCTTACCAGTACCGTCAGTGACGACGACACCATCTACACCATTAATAGGATAAGTTTCTGGAGCACCAGCATCATTAGTGCCATAGATAATATCTGGAGTAGTGGAAGCAGGAACCCCATCACCACCGGCACCTGAAGTAGAAGATATACCAGCTACATCTGGATGGACATTAACTGACATATTAAACTCCCATCGTTACAGTAACTACAGCATCAGTACCAGAGATACCAGAGACAACAGCTCGTACAAATTTCCAAGGGGCGATGGTAGTAAAACCATCAGAAGCAGAAGTAGTACCTGTTAGAGTGATAGTTCCCATAGGAGTAGCACACCAATTAATAGGGTCGCCATTTTCATCTACTTGATTAGTAACTTCAATATCTACAGTAGCACCTACGGCACCTGTACCAGTAACTGTAGCTTGAAAAGTGGAATATGGAGAATCCTTGTAAACACCCTCACCATTCCCATTTGCAACCACGCCATCTTTACCGAGCAACTGATAGATTCTACCAGAAGCGATTCTCACATTTTGCATTTCAATTCCTTATTTGGTTAAAGAAGTACTTGAGATTACACGCAAGAAAGCATTACCTACAGCAAGTACGACTGTAAGAATACCATAAGTATTTACTGGTAACATTGGTTGCAGCATTGAGAAGGAAGCTTCTAAAGCTACTAGACCAGTTACCAAAAGATTGAACCATAAAGTTTTAGATTTATACCAAGGTTTCATAATTAGGTCTTAATAATTTTAAGGACGACAGCAGAAGGTTGTATATTATTATGAGCACCATTCCCACCAGTGTTCTGGTTAGTAGCTGTTGCTGCAATGTTTGTAGCTGTTGTTTCTATATTGGTTGCAGTATTGCTATTAACGGTGGCGGCGTGTCCGGCTGCTGCGCCGCTGGTATTGCCTCTAGTGGGGTACCCACCGACGGCGGAGGTTGAGATTGTCGTAACCGTTACCGCGTGCGCATGAGCATTTTGAGTATGGTTATGACTATTTTGGATATGGTTATGACTGTTTTGAATATGGGTATGTGTAGGCATCTCAGAAATAACTAAGGTGTGTGTTTCATCACCCCCAACATTACCAACAGCATTACCTAACTCAGCAGTGCCAGTACCTCCAGAACCTACAGCAACTCTACGTCTAAAGTCAGGAACATTGAATGTAGTAGAACCATCACCAACACCCCAAGTAGTACCAATAGCAGTGAACAAGGCAGCGTAGGTAGTTCTATCTACAGCAGAACCATCACATAATAGATAGCCAGTTGGGGCAGATGTTCCAGCAAAATCAAACATCACACCAGAGGGAACAGAACCACCTCCGCCACCATCACAGCATTCGCCTGTTGGGGTTCCAGTACTGAACCAAGGAAGCCAACCATCAGCTCCCCCAATCTTAACCTTAATCCACTTTTGAGGACTAATTACCGCTGGAGCATTGCCTGAGGTAAAGGTAGCAGCATCGGCGCCAGTCTCATCGAGTCCATTTATCTCCAGTTCACCATTACCCCCACCTGAATATGGGTTGAAATTAAAAATCGTCGTTAAATTAGTCGAGTAATTCATCTCGACATTACCGTGACTATTTACGAAGTATCCCTGTACGTTATGAACGTCATTGGTCGGGTCATTCTCTATTTGGAATATGAATTCAGTACGCTCACCTGTTGTTTGGTCCTGAGCGAATAAATTAATAGCTCCATAACGGCTGGTGTTACTGGCCCCGCAAAATACTTCGGCAAAGGTATTTAGATTATTCGCTCCGTAGCCCAAGAACATAGCGGAGTCAGCTCCACTACTGTAAGCAGAGGACATTAGCTGATGGTAGTGGAAAGTACTGGTTGGATTTGTTATATTGGAACTGTAGTCAGATGTTACTGTGTCCACCCCTGTAGTACTAGACGTGAAAACTTGGGATGCTTCTAATCCAGAATCAAGGGGTGCCTTAATGGTAACAGTAATTGGATTGTCTTCAAAGGCAACTGCCCCTGTAAATGTAGGGCTATCCGATAAGACTACGTTTTCTGTTCCGGTGGACGTGGTTGTACCAGTACCCCCATTTAGAACAGGAACAGTATCTCCAGTGGCAAACTGTTCAACAGTTCCTGATTCTATTTTCAAAGGTTTCTTATCAGCCATTATTAAGCCAAGACGATGGGTTGATTAATTTCCGCATTCACAGAGTTAGGAGAGCCGGTGGCAACACACACACCAATACGCTGAACTACATTACCAGCAGCAGATGGAGCTGTATTAGTAGCTACTCCAGCCGTAGTGGACAGAAATACAATACCACCAGTGAGAGTACCAGCAGCTTGAGTATTAGTACCTTCAAAATATATAGTGGCTAATGCTGGAGAAGTAACCCCTGCCAAAACGAAGCCGTGAGCTTCTTTGCCAGCAGTAGTGGCATCTGCCTTACGCACCTTTACAGTACCAGCATCATTCCAAATGTTTACAAAATCACCGGCAGCTAGATTCTCACTAGACGCAACCTCAGCCGTATCTGCACCAATACCTACAGGCATTACAGATTCATCTAAACGACCTGTAGAGTCCAGAGCTACAATCTCACCAGCATCACCAGCTCCAGCAGAAACTACAGTAGCTTCTTTCTCAGTCAGAGTACCGTTCAAATTACGAATAAATTTATCAGCCATTTGTTATCCTATGCTAAAACTATTGGGTTATTAAATCTTAAAAATATCTTTGTTGCAGTTATTGGAAAACCAATAATTAGTGAGAATGCCGGGGCACTCGGTTGTGTTTGAGTAAGCAGTCCATTTGTACCTAAGAAGATAGGTTGCCCTAACGTCCAAGTCCAAGAGGGTTCTGTGTACTCTCCCTCTGTTTGAATCTCTACATTAGCTCCCATTGCAGCAGCTCCAGTAGTGATACCAAGAACAGTATTGACAATTGCTAGATTTGTATTGTCAGCATATTGAGCAGTATTAGCATTATCTATGTAAACTACTCTATCACCACCTAATGCCGCACCAGCAACATGAGTATATGTTCGTTGAGGAATGTCAGCACTAACTAGGTGTCTGAAACTTGCAGTACCCGGACTCCCATCAGGAGGACCGGCAAACACTTCATTAGCATCAACAGTGGGAAGAATAATTTGGTCCCAGTCCGCCGAGAATCCGGTGGCAAGGTACTGAGCCATCTTGTATAGCCAGTCCTTGTATGCCGGACTATTTGTATCATTGGTTGGTGGCGGTGGTGGTGCATTAAACGCCATTATTCATCTCCACGGATTTGTTTGTAGAACAACTCCCTATTATATTCCTCAGCCCCACCTAGATTCCAAGAGTAGAGCATACGACCCACAACTGGGAAGTAGTTCAGAGACTTGTAGGTAGGGTCTTCAGCAAGAGCATCTTTAAACAATTGGTCAAACATCTTATAAGGTGGTAAGGCCACATCACCAATTGCTTCTCCAATGGCTCCACGTTTTATTTTATTTCCAGCATACTCAGACCAACCAAAGGTCTTAAGAATGTTTAGAGGAATATCATCTAACTCTGGATCAACATCCCGACCTAACAACCAGTCTTTGATATATTGTGTAGTAGCACCAGCAATACCCATAGTAGCAGCATACTTCGTGATGTTACCTAGGGCAGTACGAACATTACCCTTCTGAAGTTCATTGTAGAAATCATTACGGACAACATCCATTTGCTTCAGCATAAATGACTTTAGCATATAGACAATACGACCATTAGGCATATCCAAATACTTCTGAGGAAGCTCCAACTTAGTAATTGGCTGCATCTTAGAAAGCTTTGAGAATAACATGGTTTGTACTGTGTCAGTAAGTTCTCCCCTCTGCAAATCTTCTAACAGTTGTGGGAATTCCTCACCAAAGCGTGGCTCCCATTCCCTACGAAGATTCTCAATACCCTTTGGTGTCTTAGCATCAGCTAGAGCACGATTTAGAGTACCATTCAAAACAGTATTCTTACCGAGTCTGTCAATAGCAGAGAAGCCAGAGTATTTAAATACAGAGTTCAATAAACGAGAAGTGGTTGAGGTAGATACAAACTCTTCTGAGATATGATCTAACAAACCAAAGTCTTTCATATTGACCTTGGAGATACCACCAGCCATTTGGATAGCCGCCATTAAGGTTGGACGTAAGCCATTTAGATAAACAGACATAGCAACGTCACCTAACTGAGTTCCCGCGGAGATGAAGTTACCCAACAAACCTAAGTTAGCTACGTCCTTAACACCCTGCACAATAGAGTTAGAACTACGATTGCCGGGACCAAAACGGGAACGCAGCATACTCTCAAGTTCAGATGCTTGATCTCCCTTAATCTTACCTCTCTTCAGTTCTTCTAAAACTACATTACCAATAGATTGATCTATGTTAACTTTACCAGTCTCAGGGTCACGAATAGCTTCACGACCAAAGAACTTAGAGGTTTCAATTTCTTGAACAGCATTACGTAAGTATGTATGCAAAGCCTCAGCAGGTGTAGCGTAGAACTGATGGAATTCCTCTGGCACTTCATTCAACACACGGGTCTTTGAGAAGCCCGGCTTGTAGGAAGGGTTCGCTGTATTACGAAAGTACTGATTGATTATCTTAGTTCTAGCTTCATCGGTGAATGGTTCTCCACGACCAATGAATTTCCGTTCAGCTTCTAACAAACGAGTTTCAAGAGCATTTCTACTCTCTGCACCAAGAACCTTCTTCAAACCATCAATATCAGTTACAATACGTGGAAAGTAGTCTTGACGCATATCCCCAAGACGACCAGCCTTTTGTAACTCAACACCAGTCTCTTTTAGAACTTGACGAACTCTGTCAAAGCCAGTAATATTATATTCTTTGGCTAATGCAGTAATCGCTGGAATATCATTGTTAATCAGGGCTGTGTTAAAACGAGCTTGAGCTTCTTTGTCAAGCTTCCCGATTCCTAGAATAAAGTCATCAACTTCACCAATCTTCTTATGGGTATTCTTTAAGATGCCTTCCTCGAACTTAATTGCTCGATGAAGGACATTTTGAGAAATGTTACCGATACGGGTAGATAGAACACCTAAGCCCTTATCTAAACCCTTAGCCAGTTTACTATTTCCAAAATCAGAAGGTTGTTTTAACTTAGATTGGAAAGTATCGTAAACTCTATCAGCTACTTCAGGACGGTTGACATACTCTGGATACTTCTCGGCAAAAGCACCACGGAAGTCCTCTTTGGACATACTACGGATACGCTTCTCCAAGGAAGGTGGGGTTTTCTTACCACCACCAAAACCTACAGCACCACCTTGACCAAAGCCTTTTTTACCAGTACCACCAAGAGGAGCCTTCGAACGAAGGAAATCTTGATTGATTAGATACTGACTACGATTAGTTAAAGCTGTATCATTAAAACCTGAGTTATTCTCAATGATAGTAAGCTTACCATCCTTAGAACGTTGGACGATAGCCTTACCCTTTTGTGCTCTCTTGTCAACACGATCTGCTGTCTTTAGAGGTATGAGCTGATTGGTATTTGGATCAACTTCCCACATACTGATACCAGCAGCATTCTGTTGTGCTAGACGATTGATAGCCTCAACACTGGCGGCTGATTCACCTGATGCATTATTAGTAGTTGAAGTTCCTTCATCAGTCTTATTGAAAAGCTTCATAAAAGCTTCTTCAAAGACCTTAGGATCAACTGATCCACCTTGTCCGAACTTACCTTTATTGGGACTCGTGCGGGAACGGTCATGCGGAAATAAGGACTCTTGTAGAATCTCAGTTCCTTTGGTTTGGGTCACATCTGTTGGAATTCTTTGGACGTGTTCAATCCCCTGCTCTGGAGTAGCATGATCTTTATAGTTCACACGTTCCATATCAGTTAATGGTAGTTCTCCTTGCTGAGTACGCAGAGTAGCAGGGTCAACAATCTCCCACTCAAGAGGGCCAGTATCCTTGACAGGCTCTGCCTTCTTAGGCATTGACTCTAATTCCATACCTTCGGTCTTAGAATGAATCTCTGCCCATTGCTGAGGATTCAAACCTTCAGCCATAGGATCAATAATCTTCACATCTCCCACAGGCGCAGAAGCTGCCGCAGGGGTATCAGCAACAGCCTCTTCCTTACGGATTTCGTGGACAAGATCATCAATAGTTTGATTGGCTTTACCATCATACTTCATACCAGCCCGGATACCAGCACCCTCAATTGCCAATCCAGCAATGTCAAAGAGTTGCTTCGCCGCGGCACCAGCTTCGTCAGAACCAGTAGCAGAAGATACAGCATTAGCACCAGACTCTACTGCCTCACCAAGCTTGCCAAACATTTCAGAGACAACACCACTCTCATGAGGTTTAAAGCCTGTAGCTGTTTCAATAGGAGCATTGAGGAACTTACCAATTCCTTCGCTAGACCAATTCTCTGCAATCTCATTAGCTTTAGCTAGGGGATTCTCTTCATTCCTTAACAGGTTGAGTATGGAAGACCATTGGGCGACACTAACCTTAGCTGCCTGTCCGGGCAGACTCAAGATCATATCAGCAGCTTGCATGAAGTCAGAGCCAGCAGCCTTTGCTGACTCAGCCCAATTCCCCTTAGTCTTAGAGACAGCAGGAGTTTCTTCCTTAGCAGCGAAAGGGTCAACAATGCTAGGCGCTTCAGCTTGTTGCTTAAAAGGGTCTATGATAGCCATTTACTTCCCGTATGTTTGGGTATAATATGCAACTAGTTGTTCTTCTGGAACGCCCGGATTAGCTTTCTTTGCAGCCACTAACCACTCATCTTGTGATGGAGCAGTTGGTGGTTTCTTACCATTAGCTCCAGAATACTTACTAGAGAAGTAACCATCCTCTTCTAAACTACCGAAGATTTCCTCACGAGCCATTTGTAGAGCCTCTGCCTGATCAGCAGCCTCTCCAGAGGAATAGAGTTCTGCGGCTCGATAATAAACATCACGAGCTGCTTGAAGTTTTTGTCCGGGTGGTAAATCATCAAAGAGATCATTATTCGCCGCTAGAGTTTGTACTTCCATTTCAACAGATTTGGCAGTAGGTTCTTTCATCTTACGAGCGGTAGATTCTACCTTAGCCCGTTGACGTTCTTCACGTTGTCTTGCTATTCTAAGATTCTCTTCACGAGCTTTCTGTTTAGATTCATTCTCAGTTGCCTGAAGATCATGAGCACGTTTAGTTTCCTCAATCTGAATCTTCTTAAGATAGTTGTCAGAAGCAATTTTACGATTCTCCCACCAAGACTTAGCTTCAGGACTCCATGTACGATACTTCTCAGGAACAGCTACACCAAGTTTAGCCAGTGCAGGAATCGCTTCCTCTAGGGATGCTTGGTCGGTAATACCAGCAGCAATATCTCCCTGCATTTCTACCTTAGCTTTTTGAATCTGCATCTTTTGAAGTTCTGTGGTAATGGCACTAGTCTTGTAGGACTGACCTTGTTTAATTAAATCTAAACCAGTCTTAGGGTCAGTTCCAATGATAGCCTTACCAGCAGCAATAGATTGTTCTGCCAGAGCTGCATCACCATCAATACTCATCTGAGTACCTTGGTTCTTAGCAAAAGCTTGTTGAAGCATGGCGGAAGTGTAGTCTTCCCTAGCCATTTTACGCAGCAGTTCCTCTCTCTGTGCTTGACGCATAAGATTCTGAGAACCTACTTCCTCTGCTTGAAGACCCAACCGTTGCTCATCATTAGCTAATTGTTGGTCGCCTTGTGCCAGCTTTCGAAGGGCTACTGTACCCTCTAAAAGACCTGAATGAAAACCTAAACCATGGGCCATCTAATTCTCCAATTAACCGAAGCTATAACCTGCATATACATCTTTAGGTGGATTCATTGATCTAGCAATACCTGCTTGATAATTTGAATTGTCTGCAACCTCTTGGTCAGCCTTTGACTTAGCTAAACCAACACCCGCATTACCAACACCAGCTAGTTCCATCAAGCGACCCATAGAACTATTGTACTGATCTTCTACACCACCCATAGCTTTGAGCAGTCGGTCGAACTGAGCACCATATTCTGTAGAGGCCATATTCTGACCACGTTCTTGTAACTCGACAGCAGCATTACCACTATTCAGCAACCCACGCGCACCTAAGCTACGCTCAAGCATACGCTGGCCTTCGTCAAAACGCCATTGATAACTTGGGTCATCTGGGGAGAATTCTCCCATAGTCATTTGCTGTAGCCTGTCACGGTAAATATCTGATGGATCATTACCAGCCATATTAGCTAGTTTATCAGCAGCACCACCTCGATAATAACCCCACGGGTCTATTGAACGTTGTTGTTCCATTGCACCACGCTGGTTGGCAAAGTTAGCAGCCTGACTTCCAGCCAGAGAGTTTCCATCACCCATGTATCCGAAAGACTGACGTTGTAACTCTAGGAGTTTGTTTCTATCAGTAGTATAGTCACCAGCAGGTGTAAAATTTAATGGGGCTGTTGGTCTAGCCATTTAGTTTGTTCCTTCTAAGAAAGATGGTTCTAATGCCTCTAATCTAAGAGGACAAGTATCATGATGACGTATTTCATAAGCTCTACGTCTTGCTCGTCCCATACGAGACAACATACTCTTATCTCTATTCAAATCAACAGCGCGGTACTTAGACCAATTCTGGTAGTCGTCGTCGGTGTATCTTAAGTAAGCGAAAGACTCTACCTTATCTCCAACAATTTCAATCTGAGAAGTGAATTTCTCTTTGGTACTTCCTGCATCAAACTTAAATGTTCGAATTAGAACATCAATGGGATTGCCATTATCCGCGTACGTACCATTATCAATCATAAAGATGTAACCTGTGGTGCTGTCTTGAACGAAGTCAATGTTGTCACCAGAGGTATAGGAAGCTATAGCGAAAGGCTCTTTATCATAGCCAAACAGAGTACCAAGAACAGTTGCAGTACCGGGATTATCTAGCAAAGCATAGCTAAAGGTATTAGCATCAATGTACGAAATGGTATGAGAACCATTATATTGTTGTGGAGTACAGCCAGTAATAACTACTCTATCACCATCAGCAAAACCATGATTGGTAAGAGTTACAGTTACAGAACGATTACTCCAAACAAGACCGCCAATGTTCTGAGAGTCTTGTGGGATGCAAACAGACCACGTGGCAAATTGCTGTGTGGTTACATCGTAGACTAGAGTAATACCTACTGTACCTAAGTAAAGAACATAGAACACATGACCAGAAATACGAATACAGAAGGCAGTAACATTCTGCATATCATCTTTATTCAGTATACGATCAATGAATGGGTTAGACAGATACTCAGGATTAGTCCCCACAAACCTATAAATACCACGACCCTTCTGTTTAGTAACACCAACAAAGAACATAGAGTTATCTGTTTGTGCTACTGTTCCTGCTGCCGCACAACCAACCTCAACTAGGGCACTGTCGTAAGGAAGCAAAGGACTTCCTGCTGCTGGAGGATTTGGATTGGAGTAGAAGAACTCAGTTGCGTAAGCCCCCATGGAAACCAAGAGGTTCAACTGACGGCCTAAATAAACACCATCATCAGGTTCCGCATGAGACTGAATTACATTAAGAGCTGACCAAGTAAGAGGGTCATTAATCTCAGAACCGAAGACAGTACCATTAGAGTTCATAACATAGTAGGTACCATCCATATACTGTATGCCCGGAACTGTGTTCGCAGGATAGTCTGGGTCAGTAATTTGTGTTACAGTAGTTCCATCGAAGTAGTACGCAGCAGTCTCAGACTTATAAACAAAGCCAACACCAGATACTGGAGATTCTTGTATGAATTCGAATGTAGCCATTAGTTATCCAATTACCCCGCTGAGAGAGCCTATGTTAGTTAAATCTCCGAAAGCATTTGTTTGCTCATCATGAAACTCTAAAATATTTAGAGGGGATTTGTATGAGAAAAGACCGAGGAAAGTAGTCCCTTTCATAAGTTTAATTCTACTAAATGTTTCGGTGTTTAGGTATCCGGCTGTATATGTATCATTTATTTGATTAGAGTAAATATCACTTAAAACAATGAAGCCACCTTCTCTATCACCCGGTTGCCCAGTTCCAAATCCAAAGTCAGCATTAGGAAAGATAAAACCACTTTGATCTACTCCTCTAGCTACTATGGTGGCATTAGCTCCATCTACCCCATACTCAGAGTCTGGGTAGAATGCGTAAAAGACTCTGCTGCCCGGGCTTCCGGATTGGACAGGAACAGGAACAGAGTACCCACTGATAGTGCCTGTGAAGAATACTTCTGGCTCCTCTGGTAGAATCTCTGTACTGAAAACAACATTTGCCATTTCTCCGTTAACGGCTTGTCTATAAAATTCTAAACTTTCAAAATTATCTAAGGTGATAACAGAGGGATTAGCTAAAATTAAGTCACCATTTAAATAACTGTTATTCTGTAGTGGGGTTACTGACAGTTTAAAGTGAATGTTATAGTTAGATACAGGAACTTCAACAGTGTACCCAGTGGAAATTCCGATACCAAGTGAAACTATTCCATTTCCTATAGAAAGAGTAAAGTTTTGAGTTCTAGAAGTAATATAAAGAAACTGCTCCTCATGCTCTGGAACAAACCCAACTATATCGAATTCAAAAATAAGTTCTTCTGAGGTCACAGCCTCAACTACTCCAGACACTTCAGCCGTACCCATAGTCTCTCCAGCCATATCAGCGTAAAGCTGGTAGGTGAATTGGTCAGAGTCTATTACATTAACAATATCGTATTTTTTAGCCATTAAGAGAACTTAATTGTCTGTCCGGGTTTTAGTGGAAGAAGACCTTCTTGAAAGTCAGTGTAAAATATAATGTTACGATATGTAAAAGCTTCAGTAGAAGGTAGGGAAAGTGTTACTACATTACCCACGACATTCGTTACACTAGTTCCAGAACGAAGACCATTAGCGTAGACATATAAACCAATCGAAATTCCAGAGCCAGAATTTACTGTTAGGGAAGTGGAAGCGTCAGCTATGGTTCCAATCCTAGAGATTGCTGGTGGTGGTATAATCTCAAACTGAGTATATTGTTCCCTATTAAAGATGTTATCTGAAATAGTAACTAATTGTAGTTCTTCATCTGTAGGCATTATTCCTCCAGTACTTCAAGAGAACTCACTGGGATGCGTGGGATTAGGGAAATGTCAATCTCTACAGGACCATCAGTAATCTCAGCGAAATATAGAAGAGTGCCTGCACCAGTAGCGGCTGTACCTATACCAAAATAGGTTACTTCAACTGCTGGTTCTGCTTCACATTGTGGGAACTCAATCTCCGCGGTATTGCTAATGGAGTTAGCATTGACAGTGAAGCCACCACTATTTCTAGTAACAGCTACGCGCTCATATCCTTCGTAATCCACTTCATTAGTGGTTTGATCTCCAGCCACAGTTGGAGTATCTGTATGCAAAGAGATATATAGATTGGTATTAGCATTCCAAGGAAGTGCTGTCCCATTAAAAAGAAGGGTAACTAACTGCGTCCCAAACACTACGGTTTTTGGCATTATATATAATCCTCATTACTGATAACTACACTCTGAGCACCAAACATATTTCCGCTAGGGATGAAGCCACCTAAGATGCCGGGGTTAGTTGTGACGTACCAGACGGTACCATTGTGATAAAAGATACCTCGATTGAGTCCTGTGGTAACACCATCAGAACCCATTACAAAGCCGGGCCTCTTAACTGCAAAAATAGCCCCATAGGGATTCTTCTCAACAAAGGCATTCTGTAACAAAGCATCTTTGTCTAGGTTAGCATCACGAGGCTCTGTTGGGACACCAAGCTCTAAACGTTTTCTTTCCAATTAAGTATCCCTCTTTTTATACACAGATATTAAAGTCTCTTCTCCAGAAGGAAGACCGAGAACATAAATGCTTCCATTGATGTACCCCATCACTCCAGAAGTTATCAGTGGCATTTCTTCAGGGGTCAGGATATGTTCTATAGGAGCTGAAGCACCATCTGGAATTTCCAGTAAAACATTGGTATTGTTAGTTCTTCCAAAAATGTAATTAGTTGTGCCTATTTTAGTTTTGAATTGTCCAAAGACAGAACCACCAGAGCTAGTCCAATAGAGACTCCAGTTAGTCCCATCAGAAGTCTTCCAAATGTCACCACCATTTGCTCCGAAAACTCTCATAACATATAAGTTATTAGTATCCTCGAACCAAATACCGGAATTACCTACTGTCGGCAGCCCTACAGTTTCGTGCCAATCCCCACTCTTAGTTGTCCAGTCCATTCTCCACATGTCATTAGTAAATGAATCATTTGGAAGTGTGTACATGTAATTATTAAAAACTACATGTTCTCTAGAATCAAACCAGTCAGGAGCATTTCCAGATACACGACTCCAAGTAGTATAGGGAGTACTAGTTTGACACCACTCGAAGTCACCAATATCTAAACTTGTAAAAGCATATAGGACAGACTCGTACTCATATGGAAATATCCCATAATAAAGATAAGCAGTAGCGGGATAAGAGCCTGCTTCCCCCGCATTAATAGGAGTACCATTATCTAAATCAGACAAAGACCAAAGAGTAACAGTTCCATTGGGGTCTGTATCTATAAAGGTACCAATATATGCCGTATCTTCTGTATAATAATAGATTCCTATAAGATTTTCAGCCCCCAAATCAAACTGGTTAACTAGGTCAAAGATATTGGGGTCTTCGGCTTCTACAGTTCCACTAACCTCTACTGTACCTGTAGTAGTACCAGCCATATCCACATACAACTGATACGTAAACTGGTTAGGTTCTAGGAAGTTAACAATGTCATACTTTTTTACCATTGGGTACGAATAGTTCCACGGTGATCTGGAGTAAAGAATACACCAGCTTCTTCTTGAGAGAAGTCCATGCAGTCATTCAGATACATTTCTGCTCTAGCTTGAATACGCATAATTTTATTCTCAGCAACTTCATACTCTTCACTCAACTCATTAGCCAAGTTCCACTTGAGAGCTTGGAACCATTCTTGGGGGAAGTCGAAGTTCTGAGTGCCTTCAGACATATCTTGGAACTGACGTTGTACGGTAATGTAGATAACAGAACCATCTGCTGCCGGTACGTTATAGACATACATTAAACCATTGATTAACTGAGTGTCGTAGTAGTATTGAGTAGGGACACCAGCAGAGGATTTATTACCAAGGATGTTGTATTCTTGTTGGGATATAGCAAACAGAGTAGTGTCAAAGTTCTCTGTGTTTCTGATGTAACCATCAATGATACGTAGAGGTCTGGACATAGTAAGTCCTGCCACTATAGCAGTACCAGCAGCATTGGTACCCCCACCACTGAATGTTACAGTAGGTGCTGAGGTATATGAGTTACCACCATTTGTAATAGTTACAGATTGGATAACACCACCAGATGCTGTATATGTACCAGTAGCACCAAGACCACCACCAGTAAAGGTAACAGTGCCGGAATTTGGATAGCCAGTTCCGCCATTGGTAATATCTACTCGATAAATGTAACCAGCAGTAGGACCTATAGGATAGACACCTAAACCACTAAGCATAGGAACAGCAATACGTTCATATACCCATAGAGGGAAACCCTTCTTAACCCAACTCTTAAGCATGATATTTAGAGCTTCAGAGCAATTAGCATAATCCTCTGTCTCTGCGGTTTGACCTGAGCCGATAACAGTCAAGAGTCTTAAGGCAGCATCAATAATCTCATCGCGTGTTACGGTAAATGAATATGTTCCTGAAGTTGCCATATTAGCCTATTGTAATATTTGTAAGTGTGTTTGGTGCAGATGGGCTACTTAAAAGTAAAGTAAGTGTGCCGGAAAGAACATTAGCTGTATTAGCTATCTCAACTCCATTCCTAAAGAAATAGATAGTTGTTCCATTCTGACTTGCTTGGAACTCACCTTCTGGACTTAATGTTTGGGTTAGATCATAAGCTATGGCACCAGCTAAAACTAAGGCTGTTCTTACTGCTGTGGTCGTGAGTATGAAAGCTACGTAATTTGAGAAGTTTGGACCTATGTATATTGCAGTAGTTGCTGTTGGAAGTCCTGTGGATGTAAATGTTGCAATATTGTCAAGTTCTGGAACAGGAGCTTCTGCTACAATATAATTGGTTTTAGTTTCAGTATCAGAACCACCGGGACCTGTTACAGTTAGAGAGACTGTATACTCACCAGCTTCTATGTATTCGTGAGTAGGATTCTCTAAGGTGCTTTCTGACTCATCACCAAAGTTCCACAAATAACTTGAGATTGACCCGGTACTTTCGTTGGTGAAAGTTACTGTAAATGGAACTGTATCTCCCAAAGGATTTCCAGAGAAAGCCGCTACTGGAGGTTCTCCTACTGGTGCTGTAGGGTCCCAAGGTTCTAGAGACTGAGCCCCCGAAGTAAACTCATCAGGAGCTTCTGGTCTTGATAGAACTGGTCTGGAATCATCTAGAACTCCACGAACAAAGTCCTGCGGTTGTCTAGGTTCCCAACATCTTTTGCATGTCCAAATACCGTCCCACTGTTTTGCTAACTGATGGGCCTTATACTTTTTGCCACACATATCACAGATGACATTATTGGACCCATCTAAATAATAATCTGCTCTGCCCATTTAAGTTCCTAAGACGTATATTGAAGATTTGTAACAAATACTTGTTCAGGATTAGATTCAAAAGCATCCAAGGGTGATACTGGCACAGTAACTGTGTTATTAGAGCTTGTTATTGAACAAACGACAACACCATCTTGTGATAGAGTGTAGGTATTTCCTATCTTTTCAACTAAGATATTTCTAGTCCCATATGCCGAAACACCAGTATCTATAATGAAAGAATCCTCATCTTCAATAATACCATTAATAAATCTGCGAAGTCTTAATTGGCTATTTACCGTTGCTCCTCTAGTAGTCTGAAAGTAGGCTTCTAAGTAATTAGAAGAAGCATAACCATCATAATACTCCCTAATCCAAGCAGCTCTAACAGAACCTCCTGCGGTAACATTTGAGGTAATTGTATATGAGAAATTTCTAAACTCCAATGGAGGGGAATCAACTACTCCAGTGACTTCGGATGTTCCAGTGGTAGTTCCTGACATATCGGTATAGAGTTGGTACGTAAAAGCATCAGAATCTATCACACTGACTATGTCATATTTCTTAGCCACTATTTCATCTTTCCGGTTTTGGTCCTTGCATAACTACGATTTTTACTTGCAGCCATAACTCGCAAGTTACTCCGAGAATTTGAGCCGCCCTTAGAGAGCGCCTTCTTATGGTCTACATCTTTCCCGTCACCTTTCCGGACGAGTCCCTCGCGCATAAGAGTACGCCTCGCAGCGTTACGTTTGGCCCTCCGTTTCTTAACTTCAGGCTTAGAATCATATTTTTGTTCAGCTTTATAATCCCGTACTTTGCGAGGCATATCTTATATCCATTTAATTAAGCAGCGGCAATGGTTGCCAGAGTGTCACAACGTAACCAATTAGTACCATTAGAAAAAGCTAAAACCGGCTGACCGGCTGCTCCATTTGATACATAAATAACGCCGCCTACATATGTGGCAGCGGCTGGTACAGTTGCTACGGTGTAAGTACCCGTTTGAAACACATCAGTTTTTAGTGCACCCTTGAAATATGTTGGGTTAGCCATTTCGACCTCTCTTCTTCTTCCGAGCCGGTAAAGGCTGTGGTGGAATCTTGAACGACATATAATCTCCTCAATAAGAGGGAGCCGCCTAAGCGACCCCCAATCTTATTTAAACAGTGCTACCGAACAGAGCCAGAGGATCAGTCCAACCGAAGGAATAACGCTCGAAACCCTTAGCTTTCGCATTCATGGTGTCGAAATCGTTATCTTGGTCAAACGTGATAGCCTCACGCTCGTAGTACTTAAGACCATTCGATACGTTAGTACGAACGAACCAAGCACTTGGATCGGAGAAGTAGTGATTCAGCTTGATGCCTTTCGGGAAGACATTCAGAGCTTTAACTACGTTGATATCGTTGTTAGCGTTTCCGGTTTGGAATACAGAACCAAAGATGCGATGGGCTTCCCACCAGTTAGCCGGAGCTACGTGGAGAGATTGACCCATAAGGTTGATCAACAGACCACGATCATCCTTTGCTTCCATGATTTGAGTTGCCAAATCTTCAATTGCTTGTTCAGACAAATCCGCAGCAACGGACAGAACGTTAGAGAACGTACCGCCAGAAACATTTGGGTGAGCTGCATTAAGCAACGACACACCATCACCACCGACATAGTTTGCATCAAACGCGTTGTTGTAGATGCCTGCGGCAACACGTTCCTTCGTTTGACGGAAACCACGTGCCAGAGACGAGGCGCGGGTATTGGATACTTCGGAGTACAGATTGTCCTTCAGTTCTTCATGAGTCACGATATAACCCATTGCGTAAGCAACGTGGGTATAGCGAGTGATGAAGCCTTGAACTTCAGAATCGTACGTTACAGCAGCACCCTGAGGTTTTTGTGGAACCAGACCAAAGCCAACCAACTTAACATCTTCTTCATACGCCTTCTCGGACGTGAAGCTGTCAAACAGATCGGTATACTCGGTTTGGTGATCGTCGTACTCTTTACCCCACCACGCCTTGACACCGGGCCAAAGGGCTTTTGGGTGTAAACTAGTATTAATTACGCCAGCCATTTTTTATTCTCCTAAATTAAACACCAACGGTATTGTTAGCCAGTTCATGTTGATTAATCTTAACATAAACACGGGCATTCGTACCGGGCGTAGCAGTATCATTGTCAGGACGTGCTGGAGAACCTACGATCTTCAGGGGAAGAGCTTGAGTTACTGCGGCGGCGGAACCTTGGACATACGATGCAGATTGATTAACAGGTGCAGTAGGTGCATTGGCTACAAACAACGGAGCATTCTTGTTGTATGCAGTCGAAGCAAACGTATCTGCCTGTGCTTCATAAATTACAGTAGGGTCATCGCAAACCCAAACATAATAGTCCTTAGTCTTGGTAGCCGGAATATATACAATATTCAGGTTATCAGGGTCAAAAGCTTGTGGGGAACTACCACCGGGAGTCGAAACAGAACTACCTACACCGACTAGAACACCACGAAGGTTCCCAGTAGTGAGAGCAGCGTTACGAGTACCAGCAAGAGTTACGGCGGGAACACCAGCAGTAAGACTACCACCCGCAGCAGACTTAACAGCATCACCGAGGTAATATGCGTTAGTGTCAGCTTGGGGGATAAGATACATGTTCATTGCACCGTTCCAAGACGAGCCGTCAACATGCTTTACTGGCTTTAACCCGAAAGGGGCGCTTGCATTAGCCATTATTTATTCCTTTATTTTCGTTGAATTTTGATTCCTCCCGGTGGCACATAACTATTAGAAACTCCAATATTGCCGCCCTTAATGGCACGTTCAATATTCTCGTTATGTTCACGCTTGATAGCGTCATCTTCTAGTTTCCATTCCGTCGGGATTTTCATTAGATAAGCATACATTGCAGAGCCGTCTTTGTGATCCCCAACCAGTACCTTCACTTTGTCGTCGTCAGTTGCTCGTTCTCCCACTTCTTCGGGAGCGACAAAACTATAGCCTCGATCTTCATATTCCTTGATACGACCACCAACATCATTGATGTAAGCAAGTTCGTGTCCGGGAATAGTATTCTTAACTACTAGTTTTTGTGCTTTAGAGCCATACTTAATACGTTGGCGTTCTAGGGTTGGTTTCTTGTTCTCTGCCATTTTCTTATTCTCCATCAAAGTAATCTGCGACATATTGTTCACGTGTCAGAAGCTTCTGCTTCACGTACCTGTCACAGGCGATCTTGGCGTCAGCCGGAAGATCATTATATGTTTTCTTCTTGTTTTGGGATGGGCGGGATTCACCAGAACCTGCAACTGCTGAGGCTGCGGCACGAGCATCTTGGAAAGCATCTGGACGGGCTTTCTTAACCTTCTTGACAACTTCCTCAAGAAACTCAAGACCAACCAAGTCAGGATTCTTTGCCTTAATTGCTTCACCGAAATCACCAGCTAGTTCCGTTAGTTCAGCATCAGAACCATACCAATCATTTTCTTTTGTCCAGTTCTGCCACTCGGCCTGAGTGAGAGCTGGCTTTTCTTCTTTAGGCTTGACTTCAGGGACTGTAGGAGTCTTTTGAGCTTCTTTCAGACTTTCGATCTGCTCTTCAATCTCAACCACCCTGTCACCATCACTCTGTTCAATAGCTACTTTCTTTGCATCCTTTAGCTCTGCGAGTGCTCGTTCATAAGCCCTCTTTTCTGTTTCTTGGTGATACTTAGCAAACTCTGCAACAGTTGCTCGAATCTCTGCGATCTCTGCATCCTTTTGCTGTAGCTTGGTAAGAATCTTCTCATTCTCTTTTCGAAGGAAACCATTGATCTCCTTACCGCGACGCATGAATGTTTCTGCGTCCTTCCAATCATCTGGATTACCATTGAAGTCATCCTTAGGAACCCATCCAAGTTCTTTGGCTTCAAGTTCTACTGGAGTAAACTCAACTGTGTTATCTTCACTCATTATTATCTTTCTCTAAAATGGCAAGTACATCTACATCACGAATCAGACGGTAGTTTTTTCCGTCCTTCCCTATCCGAATCATACCGGCATACTTAGCCATAACAACTCGGTCCCCGACTTCACAACGAGCCTTATTTTCATCACCCCAAGCCATATCACTAATCTCTATTACGATAGCATCTGTTTGGGCTAATTCATGACGCTCATGTTCACCATCGGTATACAGTACAATTCCAGACTCTGTTTCCTTTGCTACTTGTTCTGGAAGAACTAAGATTGAAACTCCTACTGGTTTGATTCCTGAATTATTCACTCATAAACTCCATTATCTTTTCGTAAGAACATTGCTCACTATCTAGTAAATACTTTAGGACTTCTGCCTTACCTATTGCTGATGCATTCTTTTGTAGAGAAGCATCACCATCATATGCGGTATAGGCACCGTCAGACCATTGTTCCTTTATATCTTCCAACATCTTTCGTAGAAAAGCTTGGTAAAACTGGAACTCCTCACTCTTTACTAGGCTTTGAAAGCTTTGCTTGTCTATCAACATCTATTTTTTCCTTCTCTAGGTTCATTTTCTGGAAGTCTTTCATATGGTCCATGACCATCTTAATACCATCTTGCTTCTGCTTCATCAAAGACACAGCCTGTTGCAATGCAGCAATCTGTTGTCCTGATTCAATGCTCTCTGCCTCTGCCAAGAGTTTAGCTGATTCAGCTTCTTTCTTAGCAATTTCAGCAGCGATATACTGAACTTCTTGTTGCAACTCAAACATCTTAAGTTGCATATTGGCTTGGAATTCCTTGTCTTTCTGTTGTATCTTAGCGAATTCAACAGCAATCTTAGGCTCTGGGCCTTGCTCTGGTAGAGCATTTGGTCCTTTAGGATCAGGGAAGAAGCTCTCTACGTCCGGAACCTTCATAGCTTCTAGGAAGTTACGTTCCACGTTGTAGGTGTTATATCCCGGAGTAGTTGCAGCAGCTTCCTTAATCAACATTGCAGTTTGAATCTTCTGTTCATCGGTAATGAGGTTAGGATCAGCAGCAGGAACTACATCACGACCATCTCCACTAAAGTCAGAGGCGAATACAACATTTGCTCCATCATTAATCAGAGAGTAGAACTCTTGTTCATCCTGTACGAAAATAGAATTCAGCTTATATAGCTTACGGAATTCTTCCTTAAGGGCACGGTAGGTCCGCTTAAATACAGCGTTGAATATACGTTGCCCTTCCGCAATCATGTTACGAGAGGTTTCTGCCGGTGTATTCTGCCCCGGATTAACCCCTACTAGCGGGTCTACAGCCATACCAATTCTCTCACCATAGTCAATGAGAAGACTTAAGGTTTGGTAGAGAACCATACTAGGTTCGCGTACAGGGAGTGGGAACACACCCTTATGTAAATCTTCACCAGTCGAATCTACTCTTTTCCATTCGAACGGACGGAAAGAGTTATCACCAGACCTAAACTTAACGCCACGCCCAAGGAAACCACCTGCGGTATTACTAAGGGTTCCTGCATCAACCAACTGATTAAGAATTGAATTGATAGACTCGTTAATAGGCCCAAGGAGAACGCCGAACCCAAGGTCATAGATGCCTCCATCTGGGGAAGGAATGAATGGGAATTTAGTATAGAAGTGGTTTGCAGCAATGTAAGAGACTTCGCCCTTAGCGTTTTTCTCTACGCCAGACTTATTAAAGCGAGCTACAATACGCAAGACTTGTTCATTATCACGCAAAACAGTGACAATGTAGGGCTCATCAAAGCCGTCGCCGTCCAAATCAAGCCAACGATGCTGTTCCAGCACGTCATACGGTTTATCAGACTCATTAGCAGGGTCTACAAGACCTTGAGCCTCATCACGAGCGGCATCAATAGGAGAATCATTATTCATCTGGTTGGATACATGACAATCTGCCTCTAAATAGATGCCTTTACGGTACTTCTGGACGAGTTCATTCTTCCGCATATACAGATGTTGCGTAATGCGGCTTGCTTTTTCAAGACTGGGAGCGAAATACGGGATGTAGAGGTCCTTAGGAAGGACCAATTCAGAGACATTATGACGCAAAGAAGGGTCATAATAGGTCTTTTTGAAGGCGCAGCCAAGGATAGCTTGTACGATAAGTACTTTATCCATGTTTTCTTCCCAACACTCGTCCTGTTCAAGCACTTGATAGGACATATATTGAGAGATACGGCTGGCACGAGCAGCTTTTTCACCAGTTGGGTCAGTGCCGATTACTCGGGCTTTGACTACTGAAGTGCTTGGAATGAGTGCTGGATAGGCACGAGATTGGTATTGTAGGGCCGCAATGGTGAGCAATGGGAACTTAACGTTACTAGCACCCTCCCAAGGGAAGGTTTTCTCGTCCATGACTTGCAGAGCCAACTTATAGGCTTCCGCTGTGCGGTCATCCCATTCAGAACGGCTCTGTTTGTCCACTTCCCAATCGGCTACAACACACTGTCCGATTTTACGTAAGTCTTCCTCCGTCATTTTCTCGGCTAGATTAGGAGACTTAACAATCTCAGAAATAGTAAATTTGGTTTCTAATTCCATTAATATCCTGTAAACCTAGAACGACCTTGCATTTCGAAGGATTGACTGAGCATGTCTTGATATTCTTCTTCGGCTTCGTCTTGTGCAGACGGAGCTTCTATAATCTTATCAAGAACTAACCCAATCCACGCTAGTGCATCTACTTGGTCATCATGTCTATCTCTAGGGAAACGAGCCATTTCATCCTCTAGAGTTGGATACCAAGTTCTATCTTTATCGAACCGAATACCACCAGCTCTCATACGAGCTTGTAAGCTTCGTGCTCTACTTTGTTTATCTTTAGTTGGGGTAACTGGATACAGGTTGATGTAGGTTCCTCTTTGGTTCATTTCCTTATTCAAGAAAGGACCAAGGGACTTCTGAATTGCACCAGTTTCTACGATGAATAGTTCAGGTTTGTAACGATGGTGTACTGAGAACATTTCTTCAACAATCTCAGCAGCATCCCAACGACCACGCCTAATGTTGACTACCAGTAAATCTCCCTCAGAGTTGACCCCCACTGTAGCAATAACTGTGTAATCGGAACGCTCGTTAGTGCTAATAGCAAAGTCAACAGCAGAGTAATATTCAACTTTAGCTTCTCTATCGTCTTGCGTTAAAGGGAGAAAGTCATCACGCTTGAAATATGCGATAGACTCATCAATTGGATAGTTTAGGAACTCACGACTGTATACATCAGACAAACCTTGTTCAAGAAACGCTTGGCGTTCTTTTTGCAAAGCACTCTTAGGCCATTGCTCAGGCCATAGAATTTTACTAAAGTCTTCATTGTGCGCCCTATACTTAATTGCAGTCCAGATAGCTCGATGGTCTGTAGAGTAACTCTTTAAGTCTTCTTCTACAAAGAATTGACGTTTGGCTGGAGTCATGATACGTTCTAGCAGACTATCCATGTGCAGGATTGTACCTACAATGATAATCTTACCACCTGTACCACGGGCCGGCATTAACGCACCATAGAACCAACGACGGAATTTCTCACGACGGTCCCCGTTCATAACAGCTTCGTCGTTTTCCATATCATCGCAGATAATTAGGTCTGGACGGCGGTTATCCCACTTAAGACCGCGGAGCTTTTGTTCTGCTCCCTTTGCCATGATACGGAAGGTGTGTCCATCTTCCAACTCTACAATAATATCTGTCTCTGACAGCTTATTGAATTTCTTTACACCAAACAACTTTATAAGGTCTTCGTTCTCAATCAGCTCTTGCTTAATATCACCTAGAAATAGAGAGGACTGAGTTTCGGTATCTGAGCAGATGATAACAAATCTATGCTCACGAAAGAGGACGGCAGCCAGAACATAGGAAAATGTAATCGCTGTAGACTTAGCATGTCTACGTGGTGCTGCAATAGCAATTTGCTTTTTGTCACTGCAACAGAGGTTCCACCATTCAAGATGACATGCTGGAGTGGCTTTAGGCTTATCGAACTTTCTTTGGAGACATGCCTGTACGAAACCATGTATTGTTTGTGCATCAAGCATCCGGATTTCCAAATAAATCGTTTACTGTTTCCCCGAAACCCTCTTCGTCTTCCTCTTCAACTTCACTAAGATACTGGTCCTCGTAGGCATCTGCGGTTTCTTCTTGGGTCCGAATTTCATCTAATCTTACCTGTTCTACCTCTTGGGCTAATGAGAATCTACGGAAGTCGTCTCGGAGTTTTGAGAGGTGCTCGTCTGTGGAGACTTTTTCGACTCTAGATGTAGGTTTACCTCGTAATAGTTCTCGTTTGTCAATCGCAATTGCCGTAACCACTGTGAGGTCTTTTGCTTTAACTGGTACACGTACCAACTGACCTCGCTTGAGATCGTATAGATAATCCCCATGATCAATTCTATCATTTACGGCCTCGACTGCTTTATCAACAAGGTTGGTGAGTTTACTGTTTAATTCCTCGTCTTGTTCGTCATGAACACGAGACATAATCTCATTCCACCATTGGGTTTGTTTCCAACCACGAATGGTAGCTTCTGGAATAGAAGTGAGTTCAGCAGTACGACGAGCATTACCAGAGACAGCGTAGACGCACACAGCGTTTAGCTTTTCTTCATCAGTGAAGTGATTCCTACGTCCCTTGACCTTACCACGAACGGGTTCAGACTTACGACGTTTAGCGACAGTGGACTTTTGACCACCCTTCTTCTTGAGAATGGATGAATCTACTTTGATTTCGTCAGGGAGGGAATCTATAAATTCTGGAGATGGTGCTGTTTGTTTAGCTGGCATTTTCTTATTATTCTTTTCTAGAAATGGACCCCGGTGTTGTTTATCTTGTCGTCATCACAAGGTGGCTGAATCCGGGAACAGCGCATTTGGTGGAAGCTGATGGAGTCGAACCACCTAGGAACTAGCCTGCTTGTGGGTTACAGCCACACCCCTTACCGTTCGGGCAAGCTTCCTTAATTGGCGATGTGTAAGGGAATTGAACCCTTGCGACCTCTTAGACAGAGAGGGATGCTACCTCTACATCAACACATCAGAATGGTCCCCATCGGTAGATTCGAACTACCACTGTACGGTTTCTAAGACCGCTATCTCTGCCAATTGGATTACATGGGGAATGGTCTAGAAGGTAGGACTTGAACCTACGACCCCGAGCTTCCAAAGCTCTCACTCTACCAAACTGAGCTACTCCTAGATAAGTTATTTCTACAGCTTATATAAATATTATACCACAAATAAGGAAAAAAGTCAAGAGATATAAGAAAATATTCTACTAAAAGACAGTAGAACATTAGAAAATATTAAGAAGGTAAAATATTTTAAAATAAGACATGAACTATTTAAGGTTTTTGTTGTCTAATATTTAATATATATATATATAATATATATAATATATATTAATATATAATATTATAATAATATAATATTTATATAATAATAATATATAAATAATATAATATACTTTCTTATATTTAATTATTACAAGCTTGTAATATTCTTATTTATACTAATATCCCCTTATCTTCTTAGAAGTAAGTACCTCCATTCTGTCGGTAAGCGAGGTGTCTAACCAAGGACCTATTCTAAGGGCCTACACCGAGCTTAAATATGGTTCCCTATACATACCCCTTAATAAATTAAAATAATGCGTTTAAGACCCCTTAAAATGAGTTTTAGCCCTATTTTTATATTTATATCTGTACCCAAAAACATTCCCCTTGTAAAATTATAAAATTATAGCATTGAGCTATACCCAAATTTTTTAGTTCTGCTTTTTGCCCCCCCCCCTGCCTGTGCTGCTCGCTCGCATGGCGCTCGTTCCATATGCCTTATATGTGCTCATCATGGGCTGATTCTTATTGTGTCTAGCCTATTGATGGTGAAGTATTACACGCTCTCATATATATCAATAGCTTACATACATACTACATATTGTGGTTGATACACAACAACAACACTACATATGGTATGCGCTACCAGGTAACACATGCTGGTTACAAGGTTGTAACAGTGGAGTGTATGAATAGAGGATGAGATAATAGTTGACACACACTTATATATGTATGCTAGAGTGTGGTTGCGTTGATGTTGGAATGTAAATGAAACATCTACTAACAACACTAGATAGAAAGGTTAATCATGGCTAAGTACTACACTCTATTAACGAAGGATGCTAAAGGCGATGACTGGTCTATCCAGTTCGGAGACTATGACCGCGAAGTGGTTGAAGATGAAAAGGTTGATAGCTATTCGGATTGCTATACTAAGATCATATGCACTCATGCTGACCAACAATCTATTAATGATGCAGTAGCAAATCTCAACAAGAAAGGATAAGACAATGAACGCATTACTCTATGCTGTTGTTCTGTTCGTTATGTTCTATGCAGCTCTATGTTCTGCATACACTAATGATATATTAGCTACTCTAGTATGTATCAGTGGTATGGCTATTATGTCTTTCTGTTGGTGGCTTGAATAAGCTAAAGGGCCGGATAATTACCGGCTCTTATATCAGTGCCTTGTCCATTACAGGGTATTGATATAAGGATTGACTGTGTTATACTCATGATGTGGGCGTGCGTGTTTTTAAAGGTATGCCCCATTTGTTGTGTAAATACAACACATTACAAGGTTGTAACAGGTAGCTGAAAAAAAGCTTGTATTGTTCGGAACTATCCTGTAATGTGTCAGTCATAGCAGTACAACCTCTGAATATGCGGGGCGCATGTTCCAACCGAAAGGTTGATTAACAAACTGATGATATATGTGTTTATGTAGGGTGCCTACATTCAATCGTTTTTTATTTATTGAATGGAGATTAACATCATGGCAAGAAACCAAACACAACCTAAAGGCATGACTAAGGCTGAACTGGAAAAACTCGGCGCATCAATAGCCCACGATTTTATTAAGGCTATCGTAACGGCTGAAGCTACTCAAAAGGATATTATCCTTAAGGCAGCAGAAGCACACGCCAAGAATCCAGAGCATGTAGTAGCGATTCTCACAGGCTATGAAAATGGTCTAAAGAGTGAGGGCGTTAGCGATTCTATTGTCCGTGTCCGTAAGGCTGAATTTAAAGCCGTATTCGATGCTGTAGCGAAAACCGAAGCTTCTGAATTCAATCTCAAGACACTGCGCAATGTGAAGGGCTATCATAACCTTATCGCTAAGGCTAGAGAATTACGTGGTAACAAGACACGTGCTAGCTCTGAAAAGCCTCGCAAGGCCGCAGAAAAGTTAACAGATAAACAGTACGAGAAGCTTGAGGAAACAGTTTCAAAGGCTTCAGTTTCTCAGTTGATGGATTTTGCGGATACTGCCATTAATAAGGTACATAAGGACGCACCAGCGGAACTAGCTGGCTATCAATCACTGTTACTGATACAAATGGCAGCCGGGCAAGTCTTGAAGAATGAGAAGGTAGAAGATTTTTTCAAGAAAACCGCCGAAGCCGTTCTAAAGATTGTCGAGCCTGCAATTTCACAAGCTCAAGAGGCAATGAAGAAAACGGCGGAAATGAAAGAGCAAAGCAAAAATTCGTCCCAAGTAGTAACGCACGAAAAGGAAAAGGTAGCGTAATAATTACCTGCCTACATAAACATGTAGGCATCCTAAATAAGCGCATATATCATCTGAACTCTAACCAAAGGGGCTATTATGTCTTTACTTTCGCAAAGGTTAATAAGTAATAAAAATGCGTTATGTAGGCTTAGAACAAGTTCATATGCGACACGGCTCGGACTTAGTTATTACGAGACAAAATGTCGTGTCATCGCTACTTTTTTGATATGGGGCAAATATCACGCATAGGCCCATATAAGGGAACTTATGCTCATATTAGGGAACTAAGGTATTCATTCACAAAATTTCATCAATAAGGGGCCAATTATGAAGCGTTAATTATCTTTTTAACTATATAAGAATCACAGAAGCTTTTTAACTGGTGTATGATCGGAAAGGCCGGATTAATTTTCGGCCTTTCTTTATATAAGAGCATTGTCAAGTGTTTTTATATAAAGAGTTACAAGGTTGTAACCTAAGGGAGAAAAAGAATGCTATATATTACTGTGTTGTTTAATTTTCCGCATGAGGCACAAGAGCATATCTATGCGAAAGAAGATTCTGCCTTAGTTATAGACTTCATGCGCGAGATAGCCGAAGATAAACTCGCTTTGGGTGCTTCTGGCGTATCTTTTCAGGATATGTCTACAGAGAGGCCGGAGAATTATGGCAACGGCTTCTAACCCTAAATTGTCAAGACAAGAATTTACATTAGGTTTTATATTCTATTGTTTAGAACATAAAGTCTTTTTTGATGAATGGAGTATTACAGTTGCATGGGTTGATTATGATAAATATCCCGAAAGATATAATCATATAATTCCCCATGTGCCAGTTTGGGCAAATCCATAACTCATTGAAATATAAGGGAACTTTCTCTCATATATGTGTTCTAATGTATATGACGGACAGATTCGGGCAATAAATTGTAAAGTTACAAGGTTGTAACATTAACTGAGAGGGGCAGTAATGAAACTATCAAGTAATAACGACGGTGTTTTGATTGTGCTTTTAGTTACAGTAGTTGAGAAAACAATAGTCTGGATAATTGTCCTACACTTTGCTGCTAAGTATTGGTAAAGGGGCAATCATGAACATAAGATTAATAATAATTCGTGTTTTAATTGTTCTTGTGTCTGTCCTATTAGTAGTATTCTGCGTATTCCTGTATGAGTACGGAATACAAAAGGAAAATGCACGATGGGTTAAGAATTGCACATATGGACAACGCATGGTGAATTATGAACAAGGCTTTGCTAATGTATACAATTGTAAACTTATCGCCATTGACGAACTGAAGGTGATTGAATGATTCCTATAGATAAGCCCTATGAGGAACAAACCTTAATAGAGCGATTGCGGAATCGTGCTTTAATTCGTCGTAATGTTCGGGCAAAAGATGATAGAATTGCTGAACTTCTAGAAGAGGCCGCAAGAGTTATTGAAGCTCAAGAAAATGAACTTATGGAATTAAAAAGAATCCTTGCAAGGTAGTTAGATGCTTTCCCCTTAGTATCTAGCCTGTAGCCCGCCAGTAGTTGCAGAAATAGAGCAACGAATTGTGTGGGCTATGGAGTAGATATTTGATGATGCAATAAAAAAAGTAGTTGGATAGTATCCGAGCAAACATTCATTCGAATGAACTCGGCGTGTTGTTTACTATTAGGGGCAATAAAAAATGAATCAAAAATCACAATCAAAAACTAGCGGCACCCAAACTCTCCACAGCCATTTCTGGCGTTCTTCCTCGTAAGTACTCACAAGTAAATCCAAAGTAACAAACCCAAACTCGCTTTATTTTGTCCTTTTATTTGGGCAGAAATAAGCAACTAAAATAAGAAGGGGATTTATTGTGATTAAATACGCTTGCCTTTTCATTGTAGTATTTTGTGCCGTTAGCACGATGCTACTATCCAATGCCGCATTATTCATGCGCGTTCATCAACCACCGAAACCGCAACTAAGTTACAAGGTTGTAACATTAGATTGTTTTGACCATTACCACAAACAGAAAGTGAAATTACGCTGCATCTAAACTAAGATGCCAGCGTTTTTTTACGTCCATATAATGTAGGAGAATATAATGCCAAAAACCCCAAACAAATACCGCGCTGTTGTAGTTCATCCAAACGGCAAATCTAGTATGAGTAGTTGGTTTAAGTATGATTTAGATTTAAGCACGATGATGTACGAGTGCCTTGTTTCTATGGGCTGTTACGAAGAAGTAAGAATGGAGTTTGAATAATAGGTTACAAGCTTGTAACATTTTTTTATAGGAGAAATAAAATGAAAATGACTAAATGCTTTATCGGTGTAGCTTTGATGTTAACATCACTTTCAGTATGGGCTGTATCAAGTGAGCCTCCTCCTGAACAAACTGCATTACAACAAGTTGGAGTAAATGATGCAATCCAAACACAACTTGCTGAGTTAATTAAGAAGTCTATTAATGCAGCAGAAAAAACAGGTGAGTTCTTACAGAAGGAACTTCCGGATGTTATCAAGCAATTTCTACTATGGAAATTTTGGGAGGCTCTAGCCATTGGAGTATTCGGCCTACTAGTATTTCTTCCAATTTCTCTATGGGTGATATATAAGGATTACCGTTCTTGGGATGTTGGTGCTGGAATTGCTTTTGGCAGTATCTCCGCTGTAACAGCTCTCTTGGTCGGGTTTTGTGCATTGTTGGAAGCCCTTAAAATCCATATTGCACCTAAAGTATATCTGCTCGAATGGGCAGCAACTCAAGTGAGGTAAGTATGACTTTATTCTTATTTGTTCTTTGTTCATTTCTTTTCTTGATGTTGTGTTCTGTCTCTTTGTATTTCTATGCACGTGGGTTCTGTGATGGGACTTTGTGTAGGGACAGGGCGCGTTGCGCTCTTACGGCTGGCTTGTGCGGAACCATCCTTGCTTTGTTGTGGGGTTGTCTTGCCGTTGACCAATATCTAATCCTTTTGAAAGGCTGATATGAGTATCAAACTAGATGGTAAAGAAGTAAAGGTTGGGGATAGGCTGTTTAGCCTTAATCATGGATGGGGAAGAGTATCTTCGACGAGTTATTCAAGGGTTTATCCAATCTTGTTTGTCCCTGATTTTGGAGCACCAGTAGCATGTACTTTGGAAGGAAAGATTAATAAAGTACACACCAAACGCGCTTTGTTTTGGGATGAGATTGCTATTACTCCACCAGCACCACCCAAAAAGAAAGTGAAGAAGTATAAGGTATTGGTACAGACTGACAGGGGTGGGTTCTGCGTTTCCGTAGATTATTATAAAACTATGGAAGACTATGACTTACAATTCTCAATGGCTGGACTCAAGGCTATCTACCTTATCCCCGAATCTATGAAAGAAGTGGAGGAAGTATAATGCCTACACCACGGAAACATGCAAAAGAAATTAAAGCTTGGGCTGATGGTACTAAGATTCAATTTAGAATTCCAAAAGCAGGAAGATTGGACAATCAGTGGGAAGATATTCCAGAAGGTGAGAATCCTTTGTGGTGTGATTCCTTGGAGTATCGAGTCAAGCCTGAGCCGAAACCTGACATTATAATAGAGGAACATGTATTGCTACACGGGGGAGTTGGATGTTGGGGAAGTAAAACCCATTATCCAGCTAATGCCCGTTTCATCTTTGATGGTGAGACTAACCAACTAAAGGATGTTCAACTAATCAAGGAGAAATCATGAAAATTAAAGGTGTTGTGCCAGCAAGTAAGAACGGTGATGAACTTTCCTTTGAAGAGATTCAAGAAGAAGAGGGAGTTTATTCTGTAGTAGGGTATGAGACAATACGGATGGTAGTTATCAAACATGATATTTATATCTGTGTATTGTATGTCAATCAGTTCACATTGGCCCCTGCCGACAGAGCATGGATGGGTAAGAAATTCCTCAAAACTGCTGAGAAAGTAGAACTCACCATAACCTAACGTTACAAGGTTGTAACAATGACAAACCAAATAGCTGCATTATTAACAGATGCGTTGGAGAAGAAAATGGCTGCGGAAGCTAAGCTGTTTGAAGATAAGGCGATGGAAGCCTTCTCAATTTTAGGGGAAACGCCAGAGTGGGAAGAGTGGATTTATAAATGGCGTAACCAACTTCAGGGTAAGATAAATTCCCTGCGTTGGATTCCAAGTAAAGAGGGAACAACAGAAGTATTTGATGTAAAGTTTCCAGATAACACAGCTATCAGAGTTTCCCGTTTTATTAGGAAAACAGATAAGACTGTCCATACGAAAATAGCTAGAGTGAAAGGGGAATAAGTATGTGTGGCCTACTCGCATTCCACACAGCGGATAAGATAGGGTTTCAATCAGCGGATAGGGATAGCTTTCGACAGATGCTGATTCTTACCTCATTACGTGGGAACCATTCAACAGGTGTGGCTGGTATCTCAAAGAATGTAGATAAGAATGATGTAAGTATTGTGAAAACTACAGGCAGTCCCTATGCTTTGTTTGCATATACCAAGACAGATGAGTTCCTGACTCGCATGTTTAATGAGTTCGGTACGGTCATCGGGCATTGCCGCTATGCCACGCGCGGTGAGATTACAGCAGTAAACGCGCATCCTTTTGAAGAGGAACATATCACACTGGCACATAACGGAGTGATTAATAACTATCACCAACTGCGGGATTACAAGCGACATTCTGACATTACTGTGGACTCTCACTTAATTGCTCGTATGTTTGCTGAGGAACATCCACTTGACATTCTGCCAAAGGTAGAAGGTGCTTATGTCTTTATGTGGATTAATTCTGAAGAGGGTAGCTTTAACATTGCTCGTAACTTAGAACGTCCATTGTTCGTATCTCAGAAGGAGCATCAAGCTACACTTGCCTTTGCATCGGAAGCACAAACCCTGTCATGGAACTCTTCCCGTAATAATATGAAATGTTCTGAGCCGACAGAGATTAAACCTTTCCATATCTATACATACCCACGTGGTTCCATTGAGCCAGTGATTACGGAGTACAAGCCAGAACCAAAAAAAGTTATTATCTACCCGAATCAAGGTGGGCATGAAAGACAACACCATAAAAATAATGATAACTTCTCTAAGGTAACACCCATAGATAAAAAGGTTCAGAAGAAGGGAAGTCCTCACGAAGCAGACGAGACTGACATTCTTACCTTGAACACGGCATTGGATGTGACTCTGGAAGTAAATCAAGTTGTCAATATTTGGGTAGATGATTATGAGGACATGGATGGTTACACCGTCATCCGTTGTTATAGTGATGAATACCCGAATGTGGAGTTCTATATCAATACAACTCCAGAAAAAGCAATAGAAATTCTAGATGCTGATTCTCTCCGCGGTAATGTGAATGGTATCCACCTAGTACCATCTGAGAAAACAGATAAGGGACTTCGTTGGAGAGCATATGTATCTAACTTTGTGTTTGTCTATGAGCCTAGTGAGCAAAAGACAGAGTTTGGGCCAGTAGAGGAACCTAAGAAAACCAAAGTAACTTACAAGTACTCTCGTCGTAAGATGGGAGATATGCTTAAGATAGTTGAGTATCCTTCTGGAGAACTTATTAAAGTATCCAGACGTACATTCTTGACTTGGTGTGAGAAAGGTTGCTCTTGGTGTCAATCAGAGATAACCCAAGCTGAAGCTGATAATTATCAGAAGCTCTTTCTTATGGATGATGAGGTTATTTGTCGTAGTTGTTCTGATACTGTTCGTAATTAATGGAGGACTAAATGCAAAGAGGGGGTAATTCAGTATGTGATGATTGTATTAATGATATGGGAACACACTGTCGCCTACATCATGCACATCATCCAAAAATATTGGGATGCTATGACCATAAGGCAGCTCTTCCAGCTCCTGTAATCCAGCATCCACCTATTAACCAACAAAGCAAGAAACAGATTGAGTTTATTGTTACTGACCCAGAGACTAAGAAGGTAATTAAATATGCCAAACTTCCATGAGACACCTCCAACTATTCCAGTCTTTCAAAACCGGGATAGAGTTATTTATCAAGGTCTATCCTCTACTGAGGAAATAGTGTACTCCACTACTCATATTTGTTTTGGGTTGTTTGGCTCACACCATTTCAGAAAGGAGTTCTTAGAAGTTCCAGACCTTACTTATTTTCAAACATGGTTTGGTGACTCTTTATCTCTTGTTCTCAAAGAAGAGGGATGGGCTGAGAAATTCATAGATGCCTTGAAAACAACAGGACTTCTTGAAAATGTAGACCTAAAAGTACTTGACAAAAAAGATATTACTAAGAAGGAATCTGAAGCTTTTTCGTATGTTGCTTCTGCTGATAAAGCATTACGCATGGTTCGATTGAGGTTCGACCTTAATAAAGTATCTTCTCCGGAAATGTTTCTGATTATCTGTACCATTAGAACTCTTGCTATAAATCCGGGGGTAATTTATGACAGCCTTCTGTTGTGGGAGAAACATCCAGATGTATCTTATTGGAATTGTCTTATAGCAGCCCATGGTATAAATATGGGGACATATCGCTCACACCATCCGCTCCACGGCCTATGCTCAAGTAAAGTTGGGTATGTTTTAAGCACAGTTGAGGAAATTCTAGAAGTACTAAAGCGTGAGCGAAAAGTACTAGCAATCAAAGATATGCAATATACCCGTGTTATATGGGATACTGTAATTCATGCGGATTTTAGGTATGGCCCTATACCGGCTTACTCTGAAGAACTATTTAATTCTTATATGGGGGAAAAACAATTCAAAGAATATGTAAAAGCTCATCCAAAAACAAACAGACCAGCATGGTAATTTAAGGAGAAACAAATGGCACGTTTAGTAGCAATCGGTAATTTCTTTGGGGCACATGCTCCGTTTCAAGACTTATTCAAAGAGGTAGTTGTCATGTCGTTGGGTAAGTATGCAACCTTTGAATTGAAAGATGATGATGTTGTATTGTTTGGCGGTGGTGCTGACATTAGCCCATCAATCTATAACCAAGTTCCAAGCAGACATACAGGCGCACGTGCCGAGCTGTCTGATAGGGATGAAGTAGAAGTGTATATGTTTAATGCAGCTAAGAAGAAGAACCTTCCGATGCTTGGTATCTGTCGTGGTGCACAATTAGTATGTGCTTTATCCGGTGGTTCCTTGATTCAGCATGTGTCTAATCATGCAGGGCCGAATCATAAGATTGCTACCAATGAGGGTACGGTCATTGATGTGTGTTCTGTGCATCATCAAATGATGAACCCATTCTCAACTAAGCATGAGCTTATTGCGTGGGCGCATCGACGGCTATCCCCACATTACATTGTTGCAAATGAACTTGAAGTTGAAATGAAGGTAGAACCTGAAGTAGTTTATTTTCCTGAGACGAAAGCTTTGGGTATCCAATACCATCCTGAGTTTATGCACCCTGACGACCAAGGCGTTATCTACGCTCGTGAGTTGGTTGCTAAATATCTTCTGAAGGAGTAAGACCATGTTTTTTGATGATATGACTACAGCACGCTATAAGAAACTTATAGCTAATCTGTCTAAAGAAATTAAAAAAGAGGTTAAGGTATATTTTCCTCTAATGGATGGTGATGGTTATGATGAGAATGATTCGGCACTAGTTCAGATTTCTGTTGAGGGACAAGCACGAAAATTTAGTGCTTATTTTGACGGGTATCCAAGTAATTGCGGCATAGCTATTCTTAATAATATGGCACTGACTTCTGATAAAGCTCAGAACAAAGCTTTTCTAAAATTCCTTCTTGACTTGGCTGAGTCTGCTAATTATACGCAAGTTCATTATACAGCAACAGACCATCAAATTGGGATTCGTGATTTACTCGACGAGTGTGGCTTTGTAGAGATAGAGGCTCTCCGTTTTGAAAATAAACGAACTGGCAGTCTGCTGTTCTATTACTCAATGGAGATATAGGTTACAACCTTGTAACAATCTAATATAGGAGAGTGTTATGTGGCTGAGGATATTTAAAGAGCATATCAAGAAGGATATCGAAAAAGAATTACCTGATAAGTTCTCGGTGGAGTATGGTGTTTTATCAGCGGATTACAAAAGTATACATCGTCTTCGGTTTACGACGCAAGAAGACACATATACTAGGACACTGTTTTCAGTTAGGTTAACACAGTTTCCAGAAAATTGCGGTATTGTTTTGGTAGCTGGTTTAATCTCTGACACAGATGAACTCAGAAGCATTGGTCTAAGGGCCATTAAGTCACAGTGTTATGATGCTGGATATACTCAGTTATTATACACTGTGAATGAGAAGCAAGAGGCATTAAAAGAGGCTCTTTTAGAGTTTGGTTTTGTTGAGCATCCATCTCTAAGTTTTCTGAATCATCGCTCAGGTAAACAAATTACGTATCTTTCTTATGACTTAAGGAGCAAGAACAATGTATAATAATCTGCAACGCGGGGCTGACCCTGAACTCTTCTTACGGGATAAGCATAACTTTCCCGTAACAGCGATTGGTCTGATTGGGGGTAGTAAGAATGTGCCAAGGCAAATCGGTAATGGGTTTGCTTTGCAAGAGGATAATGTAGCTGTGGAGTTCAACATTCCACCAGCTTCCTCTAAGGAACAGTTTGTTTCGTCCATTCACTTTGTACTTGACTTCTTACGTCAAGAACTAGCACCCAAGGAATTACACCTTGACATTTCTCCAACTATGGAATTTACAGAGGAGCAACTTGACCATCCACAGGCTCGTCAGTTTGGATGTGAGCCGGACTTCAATGCGTGGACTCTGGACATTAACCCACGACCCAAAGCACCAGCAAACTTCCGTAGTAGTGGTGGTCACTTACATCTAGGTTGGGATGATCCAACTGAGGAAGAACAGGTTCGATTGATTAAGGCCCATGACTTATTCTGTGGTGTGCCTTCATTGATATACGACCCTGACGTTAAGCGTCGTGAAGTATATGGCAAGGCAGGGGCATGTCGTTTCAAAGATTATGGTGTGGAGTATCGCACTCTATCGAACTTCTGGCTGAAGAGTGAAGAGTTGACAGCTTGGCTTTTCGAACAGTCGGAGAAAGCAGTTAAGTTTGTGAAAGACCAGAATAAATTATCTGAAGAAGATTGTGCTAAGATAGTTCATTGTATCAATGCATCTGATCATCAGCTTCTTGCAGAGTTGAATGAGAAGTTTGCAATTCTATAGGATTCTAATATGGATAATTTCAATGCAAAGGAATTACAGCGGCGGTATGGGGGAACGTATGTAAGTATCTTCCGCAAAGATACTAAGGAGATTGTCGGAGCCTATGTAGATAGGATACATGCGGATGAGAACTTAACAGCAATACCCTCCGCTGTTCTCTATGTACTTCCCAAAGAGAAATCTGAGGAATATGTAATTAAAGGGTCTAAGGGGGACATGGGAAAAGCTGTTCTCCCACTTAGTCACTTTACCATTCTACCAATGCCACCGGCACGTGTCTTTGATGTTAATGGGGTTACTATAGTATTCCGACGTGATCCTGCTAGACAGTGGCAGCGAGGACTTACTGGACAGAACGGAACGTTCCATAATCCACTGTACACATTCCTAACTTCGGTAAAGAACTTCAAAGTTAAACGTGAACAGTTCAGATTATCTTTACAAGAGATTAATAATCTTTTGATTGGGGAGAGTGCTGGTAGTTTTAACAAAGCTCTGAATGATATTGAGGACTACAAGCTGTTGTCTAGAACTATCAACGATAAGTACTTTATCTCGTTGTATCCAGACAAGCAGCATGAGTATCTGCTATTCCGAATGGAAGAGCCTCTGGCTTATTACAGTAGGGTTACAGATACCTTTACTGTTGTGAATCCTTTATTCGAGCAAGAGGTAAGTGATTTTATTCGTCGCAATAACTTGCGTTCATTTGTGAAGAGGGCCAATTAAATGAGAGTCAGAGATATGTTTCATGCGCCGGACTTCCTAGATGAAACAGAAATCTTATTGAAGATAGCACAAGATAAGAAGTATGTTTCTCCTGTTAAGATGGCAGTTGATGATGTTTTTGTGGGCATTGAGGTAGAGGTTGAACGAGTGTTCCGAACCAATGGTATTCTCCCTCTGCCTTCGTCCGGTAACTTCCTATGGAAGAATGTAGAGGATGGAAGCCTACGTAACAATGGTCGAGAGTTTGTTTCTATTCCCATTCGTGGGGATACAATTCCATTCGCTCTTGAGGTATTGAATCGTACTCTCAATAAAGAGAAACTCTGCATTGGTCATGAGTTCTCTGAGAGAACCTCTGTGCATGTTCATGTTGATGTTCGGGCAATGACTACTGAGCAGCTACAGAGCTTTATCCTGACGTACATTCTGTTAGAACCCCTGTTCTATAACTACACAGGAGACACACGGTATAACAATATCTTCTGTGTACCTTTGAACTATTCAAATCTCAACAAGGTACTTAAGAGACTCTTTGATGATTTGCAAAAGGGAATTGCTCATAAAGCTATGGGCGGTATTAATACATGGCCTAAGTACACAGGGTTTAACCTTAAACCAGTTACAACGTATGGTACTGTTGAGTTTCGGCATATGGGTGGAACTTGTGATGTTGCTGAGTTGTCCAACTGGATCAATTTAATCTTACGGTTGCATCGGTACGCTGAGGGACAATCGTTTGAGAAGTTGAAGAGCCGCATCCTTAATATGAATACAACGTCAGAGTATATGCAAATTGTCTCTGAGATATTCGGCAATGACTTGTACTTGATTCGTGAGGATAAGTTGGTGCAGCATATGGAAGATATGGTTGTCTTTATTAAGGATATTTTCTCAAACGTATCTGTTAGCACACTCTTTTCCGCGGAACTAAAATCAAATTTCCCTGAAGAGTTATTAGATTGTAAGTTTGTCAAACATGCCACAGATGCAGGATGGTGGGTTAAGGTTAGGCTGCCATTTACTCGTGATGAATATCATACTTTCTTGGCAACAAGTGGACATAATACGGAATATATTTCTTGGTTGTTTGAGTTCCACAAACGACACGCTATCAAGGTTCGGGATGACGACGAATTGCTTCTTCTATCTCACGAGCATATGAGATATTACTTGGACGAAGTACAGAAAAAGGAAAAGAAGGAAGTGGTGAAGAAGCGTGCCACACCACGGGAGCCTAGAGTGGAAGCTGTTGGTGGATGGGGGGGTGTTAACCCCAATCGAGATGATGCTATAGCGGCAATGGCCGCCGCCGCCCGTCGTGGTCTTGACCCTGATGTTGCAGCAGCAGCTCTTCGTGTGGATGCGGTACCACCACTAAGGCCATTCGGCGAACAGCCGCAAGCAGAACCAGCCCCACGTCGTAGAGGACAGGTAGCAGAAATAGTTCAAGATGAAAATGGAAATGCAAATCTTATTTGGAGGGACATAGAATGAACTTAGTAATATATCCATACAACTTAGGTAGTGCTTCTGCTCGTGCTTTAAAAGAAGCACTTACGGATAGGTTACAAGCACGGGTGTTGCGGGTACGGTCATCTGCTCGTTTGCGGCAGCGTCCTCGTATCGTGTTGAATCTTGGGAATGCTAGACCACCTGAGTTCTTCCATACTCGTATGATTAATCAACCAGCCGCTGTTAATGTGGCAGGTAACAAGCTTCTGTCTTTCCAAGCTTTGAGGGATGCCAACATTCCAATTCCTGAGTTCACTACTGATATTGCTCAGGCAAGCAATTGGTTACAGGAAGGTATTTCTGTACTTTCCAGAGAAGCACTTCGTGGGCATAGTGGGGAAGGTATTGTGATAAATAATCCCAACCCAACTAATGCTGTGGCATTGGCTCCACTGTATGTCAAGTACAAAAAGAAGAAACATGAGTTCCGTGTCCATGTGTTTAATGGTCAGGTGATTGACTTGCAGCAGAAGAAGAAGATACGTGACTTCGAGCATACTGATGAACAGAAGAAAGTTCGTAGTCATCATAATGGTTGGGTATTCTGTCGAGAGGACTTAAATTTAAATGAAGAAAATCTGGTTCGAATTAAAGCTATCGCTGTATCTGCTGTTAATGTTTTGGGTTTGGATTTTGGTGCTGTTGACATTATTTTTAATGAAAGAGAGAACGCTTTCTACGTCTTGGAAGTTAACACCGCTCCGGGCTTGGAAGGGCAGACGTTAGAATCTTATGTTGAAGCTATTGCTAATTTTGTGGGGGTATAATAAAATGAGAATTAAATGTACGTGTCATCATGAGTATCAGGATAACCGTTATGGTAAGGGGGTTAGAGTAGCAACTCCTAAGAAACTTTCCCAAGGAAAACCAACAGAAGTTAAGTGCACTGTTTGTGGAACAGTTACTAAGAACTTCACAGAAAAATAAGTTACAAGCTTGTAACATCCACCTATAATAATTATAAAGGAATTGAAATGCATTGCCGTGCTTGTGATTGTGAATTAACTGATGAAGAAGCTGTTCGTAAATATGACAATTGGAAAGAGATTGAAAATCCAGAAGAGCGATATATTGATTTGTGCAACAGATGTATTGGTAAGTCAGACCTAGCGGTTTATGATAGTGACATGCTAGATACAACAAGTATACCTGAAGAGGATTATCATGGAGAAGAGTAAAGTAGTGCCAGTAGAGCCAACAGAGGAAATGATTGAGGCAGGAATACTCAACGCGCACGGACACAAAGCGGAGTGGGAGATACGCCTGTTTTACAAGCTGTTCTACGAGGGAGCGATAGCAGCCGCCCCACAGCAGCAGGGCGAGCCGGTGGCATGGTTGATTCCAC